GCGCGACTTCGGCGCGCGCCCGCCAAAGGCGCAGGAAGGCTACTACCCCGATCCCGACCGCTGGGATCGCCAGGCCGACCCCGAGCGCCAGCACCCTTACGACGCCAACATGCAGCTGGCCGATTGGTTCCGGCCCTGCTGCCCGAGCAAGCGGTTTGTGCACGTCGACCTGGGCCTTACCCGCGACGCCTGCGGCCTGGGCATGGCGCACAAGCCGGTGCCTGGGTGCCCCTACCACGCGCTGGTCAACGGCGAACCAAACCCCAAGGCCCGCAAGATCGTGGTGGACGTGGAACTGCAGATCAGGCCGCCGCACCGGCGCGAGGAAAAGGGCGAAATCAGCTTTGAGTACGTGCGCCAGCTGATCCGCGACTGGCAGGATCGGGGCTTCAACGTGAAGGGCGGCCGCGTGACGTATGACGGCTGGCAATCGCTGGACAGCCTGCAGCAGTTCCGCCATGACGGCTACCGCGTGGGGCAGTTCAGCCTTGACCGCGACACCCTGGGCCACGACACCCTGCAGGAATTGATCAACACCGGCCAGGTTTCCTTCTACGCCTACGAACCGCTGCAGCGCGAAGCCAAGGCCCTCAACCTGGTGCGGGGCAAGAAGGTGGATCACCCCGACAAGGGCAGCAAGGACGTGGTGGACGCCGTGGCCGGCGCGGTGTACGGCGCCCTCAAGCTGGGCGGCAAGCAGGAGTTCGTGGGCTGATCCCCTTGCGCAGCACAACCGCCACGGTTAAACTGGCCCCATGATCTTCACTGACCGCGTGCACCTGGTGTCAAGCCTACTGGGGGCCGCCGGCAGGCGGGAACTGCACGATTTTGCCGATAGTATCGGCCTGAAACGCTGCTGGTATCGGCGCGGGCACTACGACCTGGGCGTGGCGGTTGGCGACTTCCGCCTCGCCTACTTCGCCAAAGCAATCAAGGCCGGCGCCAAAATGACCACGTGCCGCGAGTGCGCCAGGATGCGCCGGCGCACCATGACCGGCGTCGAGTGGCACCTGCAACGAATCCTGTAAGGAGGCAAGGATGCGCGTTAACCCAGGGGCCGGCGAAATCCGGACAAAGAAGGACTTCACCCAGGTGCGCCAGGACGTGCGGGCCGAGTTCGCCCGCTGGGGCATGGCCCTCGATGAGTACGAAATTCTGCCCAAGGACGGCAGCAACGGCGCGCAGATCGACTTCTACCGCGACGGGAAAAAGCAGACGATCCGCTGCAGCAAGACCCGCGACTTCGCCCTTAACCTTTACGCCCTTTGGCGGGTGATCGAGGCGTTGCGCCTGGCCCAGCAACGGGGCATCCTTGACACGCTCGTGATGGCCGGCCTGGCCATGCTGCCCGCCGGCGCCGCCATGGTCGATCCCTACGAGGTGCTGGGCGTGCGGCCGGATGCCCCGCTCAGCGTGATCGAGGGCGCCTACCGCGCCCGCGCCCACGACCTGCACCCCGACAAGGGCGGCGACACGGAAGCCATGAAGGGCCTGAACGGTGCGCTGGCCCGCATCAAGCAGGAACGGGGGATCGCTTGAGCCGGCAGTCGTTCACCCAGGGCCAGCTGGTGGAAGCCTACGTGAAGCTGGCCCATAAAATGTGGGGCTGGTGCCCAGGCGCCGTCACGAGGCAGTTCAAGGAAGGCCGTGAAATCGAAGTGCTGGCGCACAACCCGCTCTCCGATACCTACGAGCGCCGGTGGGTGCGCAACGACCGCCGGCTCATCCGCCCGCAGGGGGCCGCCCAGCACAGCGCAATCAGCAGCGCCGGCCCAGGCCCTCGGGCTGGCGTTAGGGAATAGAGGGGGCGACGTGACGACGCCCGAAATCCAGTTCGATGGCCCCTGCCCCTTCCTGGCCTGTCTGATCGTCGCGCCGCACTCGCACGCCGTCTGCCCCGATTGTGGCGCCGTCAACTTGGGCAACCTGGCCTGCAACGGCTGCATCGCGCACCTGAAACGGGGCATGGCCGAGGGAGCGGCCCTGGGCACGTTGGCCACTGTCGAAATATGGAGGGCACCGCATGACGATGGTTAACCCCTACCTGCGCGTGCGCAAGATCGGCGACACGGGCAAGACGGCGATCTACGCCGTCGATTCTGCGCAGCACGGCGACCGCCTGGGCGAGATCAAGTGGTATGGCCCCTGGCGCCAGTATTGCTTCTATCCGAAGGCCGGCTGCGTCTTCAACAACGACTGCCTGCAGGACATCGCGCGCACCTGCCGGCAACTGACCAATGAGCACCGCCGGCGGGCACAAAGCCTCCGTCCAGGCGCCGAGGTTCGGGAAACGCCAGCGCGGCCAGCCAACCCGCCGAGGCCCACCATGGGAAGGGCGGCCGATGCCCGCGCCGGTTGAACTGGATCGCGGCAGCTACCTCAGCGCCTACGGCCTACTGAACCCGTGGACGCTTTGGTTGCTTGCGCACGAACCCGAACTGGTTAGCCTGCGCCCCTCGGAACTGCAGCAGCCGTCCAAGCCGCCCCGCTGCCCCAGGTGCAACCAGCCCATGGCGATGCGGGCCTACGTCTGGCGCTGCTACAACGTCTTCGCCCACGCCGAGCCGGTCAGCCTCAAGCCTGGTCTGCAGACGCCGAAGGTGAAGTGGGTGCCTGGGCAGCCCGACATGCTGGCCCTGGTGGGCCGCGACGACGTTGACGTAATCTGGCAAGACAGCCAAGGTGGGCAACGGCCCGAAGGCTACGTGATCACATTCAGGAGGCGCCCCGATGATCCACGAACTAAAGACCTGGCCCAAGCCATTCGACGCCGTGCTCGACGGCACCAAAACGTTCGACGTGCGGGTCAATGATCGCGGCTACCAGGTGGGCGACGAACTGCTGCTGCAGGAGTACGCGCCGCAGATCAGCAAGTTCACTGGCCGCACCTGCCGCGTGCGCGTGACCTACCTGCTGGCCTACGGCCCCGATCCTGGCGGCTCCTACCTGCAGCACGACGTGGTGGTGCTGGGGATCACCAAGGCGCCAGCACCTGCCCCGCCTGGGCCGCCCAAGCTGGCCGAGGGCTGGGGCGGGCCGCTGCTGGCGTCGAAGTTTCACTACTTCGTCAACAGCCACTCGCTGTGCCGCCGCTGGGCCTTCACCGGCGAACTGCAGGCCGGCGAGGTGGGCGAAACGTGCAGGACAGAAGATTGCGTGGCCTGCTACCGCAAACTGCAAAAGCGTCGGGCCACGAAGGAGAAGCCATGACGGCCTACGATGTGGCAATCGACGTGGTAGCGTTCGTCGCCATGGTGATCGCACTTTTCGGTATCGACCAGCTGCGCGGGGCCGGCCGCAACTGGTGGCCGGTGGCCCTGGCCTTGGCCTTGATCCTGCTGGTGATGCTCGAACTGGCCAACATCGAAATCAAGATTGACGACCTGCAGGCGGCGCTGCCCACGCCGCTGCCGTGATCTGGCGCATCTTCAAGGGCGACCGCTGGACGCGGGCCTACGGATCGCGCATCCCCCATGGCACCAGGGTGCGCGTCCTGCGGTTCCTGCCGCGCCGGCGGGCGCTGGTGGAGTATAACGGCGAGGCGATCCTAACCATGCTGTGGTGCCTCAAGAAGCCAGCCGGTTCCTGATAATCGGGTGACTTTGAGGCAGAAAAAAGTGAACCGGCTATGAGCACCGCCCAGTTGCACGTGCAGAAGGCGTGGCGCTGCGGCGACGCCGAGGGCCGGCCAGGCTGGTGCGTCCAGTTCCGCTACGATGTGGACGGGTTGCGCCGGCTCAAGGCGCTGATCCCCGCCGCCCTGCGCACCTGGGATGATACCGCCAAGGTCTGGTGGTTCCACGAGGGTGTGATCGACCAGCTGGCGCGCATGGCGCCTGGGGTGCTGGCCTACACCGCCCAGGCAAAGATGCTATGAGCTGGCAGGATCGCATCTTCTGCCGCGACTTTTCGGTCGATGGCTGCCTGTGGTGCCGTGGCCCGCTGAATGGTCGGAGGGCGCTGTGCTGCTGCCCCGCCTGCACGACCGCGTTCAGCCAGAACCACTTTTGGTCATTGGCGGCACCCGAAGCCCTGCGGCGCGCCCACTTCACCTGCGCGCGCTGCCAGCGCCAGCCGTTTTGGGCATCCCGCGACTGGATCGTGGGCCAGGGCCTTAGAGACGGTGCCAATCCCGACGATCTTGTGCGCGTGTTCCTCGAAGTCCACCACCGTGTGCCGTTGCTGGGCCAACCGCGCTCCATGACGTGCTACAACCACCAGGCCAACCTGGTGGTGCTGTGCCACGATTGCCACGGCGACACCCACCACCCCAACCGCCACGAGCCCGCCAGGATCGCGGCGCAACGCCAGGCCGAGCAGGAACGACTGGCAGCGATGCAGCCCGCCCTGCTATGATGGGCCACGGCCGCCTGTCGACCATATAGGCGGGCGGGCGGACGTATCCCCCGCCGGCGGGCTGTGGGCGCCGTCCGCCATGCGGAACGCCCGCCCCTACTTTGCCAAGGAGCCGCCATGCCAGCCAACGCGCCGGCCGAACCCAAAGCCAAGGGCTACCGCGAACCGGCTTTCCTCTCCCGCACGCCCATCACCTTCTACGATCCCGTCGCCCTCAGCAGCGAACAGTGGCGCCGCCTGGTAGGTGCCGCGCCCGTGGTGCGCAGCTGCATTGCCACCATGATCATGCAGATCACCGGCCTGGCCTGGGAAGTGGTTGACGAGGACGAAGAAGAAGGCAAGTATTTCGAGCTGGTGCTGGCCCAGGCGGACGACGGCAGCGGCTTTGAAAACATGATCGCCCGCGTGGTGGAAGACGCGCTCACGGTGCCCTTCGGCGGCGCCTGGGAGATCGGCAGCTACCCCGACGGCGGCACGGCCTGGACGGCGCACCTGGACGCCGGCCTTATGCGGCCCACCTACAACAAGGAATTCCCCTACGCCATGGTGCACCCCACCCAGGGCAGCCTTGACCCCAGGCTGTTCCGCTCCACCGAAGTGTCGCGCATCAAGTGGATGCCCAGGCCGGAGATCAGGTTCTACGGCTGGACGCGCACGCCCTGCATGGACTGCCTGGCGGCGATCCAAGGGCTACTGCGCAGCGACCGCTTCTGGCAAACGCTGCTCACCGACAACCCACCGCCTGGCATCCTTGACGTCATGGGCATGTCGCACGACGAGGCGGTTGATTGGCTGGCCAGCTGGAAAACCATGCTGGCCGGCATCGACAGCCTCAAGGTGCCGATCCTTACCGCCGAGGGCCGCGACAAGGAAAGCGCCGCGCCGGCGCAGTTCATCTCCTTCGGCACGTCGGCCGCCCAGGCCGAACTGCCCGAACTGGTGAAGCGTTACGCCGAAATGGTGTGCGCCGCCTTTGGCATGAATACGGGCGACCTGGGGCTGTTCAATGAGCAGTTGCGCCTGGCCGGCGCCACCAGGGTGATCGAGTTGTCGAAGCGCCAAGGGCTGGCCCACCTGCTGAAACGGATCAAGCAGCGCATCGACATGGACGTGCTGCCCGATGGAGCCGAGTTCAAGTGGGCCGACATCGAACTGGAAGACGTGGTGCGCAAGGCCGCCGCCAAGAACCAAACCTCCATGGCCATCGGCAACCTGGTGCTCAACGCCGGCCTGCCGCCGCAGATCGCGCTGGCCCAGGCCATTGAGGAGGGGATCATAACCGTCGAAGTGCCGGAGGAGTTGACCACCTTCCTGCCGGCCGAGACGCCGGCGGCACCAGCTGCACCAGCTGGCGGGGCCGCCCAGCCCAGCGGCGAAGCAGCCGCCACCACCACCGGCGAAAGCCAGGCTCAGCAGGGCCAACGCGCCGGCCCAAAAGCGCCGGCCCCGCTCGGGCGGGGCGACAAGGTTCCGCCTCGCGCCTTCCCTACCTCTAGCAAATCGGCCCGCGAACTGGGCAAAGTGGTTGGCCCGTGGATGAACGGGATCGCCCGCTCAGTGACCAAGGGGCGCATCGCCGATCTGCTGGACGCCGGCATTGCCGCCGCCACCAAGGCCAAGGAAGCCAGCAAGGAACGCGCCGCCCAGGACACGCCCGCTGCCCAGGCGATCCGCGATCTGCTTGAGCATGCCAGCTGGTGGAAGGCGCCCGACGTGGGCGAGCGCGTGGCCAACTGCCTGGCCCTGGCCTACGGCGAAGGGCTGCTGGAAGCCGCCCAGGAGATACAGGACGCGCTGCACGCTGCAGGCGCCGTCACCAGCCCCGCCCTTACCGTGACCACGGCGGTGCTGAAAGACCCCGCCGTGCTGGCCGAGATCGCCAAACGTGGCGCCCAGCTGGTGCAGATCGCCGACGACGGCACGAAGTACTTCATCGCGCAGAAAATACTGGGCGGCGTCGAGGTGGGCATGTCCAGCCAGGCCATTGCCCGCGACGTGCTGGTGGACGCCGTGCGGCGCGGGATCATCGAGACGTTCAGGGGCCGCGCCCTGTCGATTGTGAACACCGAGATCAACGCGGCCAGCACCAGCGCCGCCCTGGCCCAGCAATCGTCCGTGGGCCTCACCCGCAAGCATTGGATCGCCATCCCTGGCGTCGCCTGTAACATCTGCCAGAGCAACATGGACGAAGGCCCCGTGCCGGCCGACTTCGAATATGAGAGCGTGTTTGACGAGGGCATTCAGGGGCCGCCCGCACACCCGCACGTGTGCCACTGTTACGTCACCTTCGACAAGAAAGAACTGCTGGCCAGCGTGGCCGGCGGGGAGCCGGCCTACTGGATGGGCGAGGAGCGAGAATAATGTCAAGGCGCCTGATCAATTTGCTGCTGCATGGCCTGGTGAACGACCAGGCGACTACGCTTCTGTGCGAATCCGACCTGTTTGAACCGGCCCGCGATCTGGCCGGCAAGGCCCACCCGCTGCTGGGGGAACTGGTCTGCTGCCACGTGTGCGCGGGCATGTGGATCGCCTTTGGCCAGGCTGCTTACGGGAAAGGAACCGTCTCGCTGCGACCCACCCGCGCCGGCGGATTCGTGGGTGGCCTGGCCGCTTTCGTGTTCAACGCCATGGCGATTGCAGCTGCCGGCAGGCTGTGCCGGCGCCTCACGCACCCCACCGCCCCCGACCTATAAACCGCCCCCTGCTGCGCCGTCGACCATTACGGTGATATGACGCTGCAGACGCGGCCCTACACCGGCCCAGGCGACGATACCCTTCCCGACGCCGTGAAGGCCCTGCCCGATGGCGCCAAGAAGATATGGGCGAGCGCCTTCAACGGGGCCTGGGATAGCTGGGATTCGAGCAAGACGGATCTCGATCAGGAAGCCTACGCCTTCGCGGTGGCCTGGGGCGCAGTTAAGAACGTTTACAAACAAGTTAACGGAGAATGGCAGAAGCGCGACCGCATCGCGGTCGGCGACGGGCATCTCAGCAAGGTTTGGCGCGACGCCGGCGGGATCGCCCGCTGGAAGTCAACCTGCAGCGATGACGGCGTTGATCTGTACGGCACGCGCATGACCATCGACTTCCAGAAGGATATGTGCGCCCGCGCCAACGCGGGGATCGCGGCCGGCGGGCCGTTGCCCGTGTGGCTGGGGATCGCCCATTATCGCAGGTTCAGCCAGATCGGCACCGTTGACCGGCTGTACGTGGACGGGCGCAGGTTGAAGGCCGAAGGCCGCTGGTTGACGGATGCGCCCGATGAACTGACGCGCAACCTGGCGGCGGCCGCCTTTGAGAAGGCCCTTGACGAGGCCAAGGTGCTGCCGGCGCACCGCGCGATCCGCACCAGCATCGCCTTCTACCCCGAAGCATTTGAGATTGAGGATTGCGGGATCATCGCCTACACGCGGGGCGGACTTGAACACATCGCCCTTACCACCAGGCCAGGCAATAGCCGTGTCGATTTTGGCCTGGGAGACGAGGAGGACACCATGCCAGGAAAGCGCAGCAAGACCGGCCGCCGCGAGCTACGCCGCGAAGACGCCGCCAGCATCGTGGGCGACGAACTGGCGGAGCGCCTGTATGCCACCGACGCCAGCCTGGGCGGTGAGCGCACCGAACAAGTTGACGGCCTGATCTATCGCGCCGAGGGCGACGGGCCGCTGGAAGTGAGCCCCGACAACGGCGTCACCTGGGAGGAAGTCGATCCCACCAACATGCGCCACCGCGCCCAGGGCCTTTGGACGCTCGAAAGGCTGGCCGACCAGGAAGCCCTGGGGGCTGCCCAGGCCCAGTTGCGAGCGGACGTTGAAGCCGGCACCGTGCCCAAGCCCACGCTGGCCGAAGCCATCGCCATGTTCGAGGGCGCCCACGAAGTAGGGATCGCCCTCATCCGCGCCACCGGCCTGCCCGACTTCCGCGCAGCCCTGGGCACCCTGGTGGCCGACCCGCAGGCCCTTGAGGCCGCACCTGCACCAGCGCCCGACCCCGCACCAGCGCCGGCACCCGACGAGCGCGCCGGCCGCCGGCTGCGCGGCGAGATGCTTGAACAGTTGAACGGGGCGATCACTTCGCTGCAATCGCTGGCCAACTGGGCCAAGGAGAACCTGCCCGAAGACCAGCCGGAAACCAAGTCCAGCGAGCGCGTGCTGGTGGAGCCAGGCGTGGACTTCCGCGCCGCCTACGCGGCACGCTTCCACGGTGAGATCGCGCCCGATCAGTCGCTTATGGCGGCAATGACTAACGAGGCGCTGATGGAGACGGCCTACCACGCCGGCTGGACGCTGATGGACATTATTGCGGCCAATGTGGAGGCCGCCCCCGAAGACCTACCCCTGGCCGACCGCCTTGTCAACGTGCAGAAGGCGCTGACCGAGTACGGCCAGATTTTGAACCAAGTGCTCGCAACCGCCGCCGAAGCGCGATCCGCTGCCGGCGGGGATGATCCTGCGGCCGGTGGTGCCGGCGTGAAGCCAGACGGGGCGGCTGAGGGCGCCGTGAACCCGCCACCAGGCGAACCGGACACCACAGCCCTGGCCACTGTGCGGGGCATCCTTGACGCCATCGGCGAAATGGCCGGACGCGGCGATGCGACAGCTGACGAAGCGCAAAACCTGATCGACCTGCTACCGGCGGCCCTGGCCGGCGTGGTGCAGGCCCCGTCTGAGGACGTGGCCGCCCTGATCGCCGAGGCCCAGGCGCCGTTGATGCGCGAGATCGAGGAATTGCGCCAGCTGATCGAGCAGGGGGCACCGGCAACGCGGGGCGACGATGGGCTACCACCCGCCGGCCCGCCCCCGCCCAGGCGCTACGGCCTGCCGTCGCCCAGGCGGGGCCACCTGCCAAGCCTGCTCGATGAAGGGGCCGCCCGCATGACGACCCCGCCACGCGGCATGACGATCCGCGAATTCGCCCTCCGTGGCGCCCACCGTGCGGGGCAGTTTGACCCGCACCAGTAAACCAAGGAGATCACCATGCACACCCGAAGGACATTGCCCTTTGCGCGGCCGCCTGGCCTGGTAGCGCCAGACATGTACGGCAGCGGCAGGGGCGTGGACAGCCGCTACATTTCCAGCGGCGCCTACCGCACCGTTCCTTACCCCCAGTGGGTGGAGGAGCAGCGGGCAGCGGCCGAGGGCGACAGGGCTTACCTGCCGCCGGTTGACCGCGACGGCATCCCGCGCGACCTGGCCACCATGACCCGCGACCCCGACGCCGTGCTGGCGTGGGCCAAGGGCATCGTGGATCGTGCCCAGGCAACCGACGAGCAGAAGGCCAGGTTGGCCGCGCTCGACGCGCAGCTGGGCGACGAGTTCAAGACGGCCATGACGTCGGGCGACGGCGCGCAGATCAGGACGGCCATCGGCAAGGCGTTCCTGGCCGTGCGCGACACCGACCCGAACATCTGGCCAACGCCGGCGCCGGTGGAGGCCGATTGGGCAACCGAGTTCGGCACGCCCATCGACACCACCGAGCTGATCGTTCTGTGCGAGGAGGTGGGCCTTTACAACGCCCTCCCCGAGCACACGGCGGGGCTGCTGATCGACGCCTGGAAGGAGCTAACCGCTTCGGACTTCGCGTCGGGCTGCAACAGCATCGCCTTCCCCAAGGGCGCCTGCCCCGAAGACCAGACCCACAGCACCACCAACAACCACATCGACAAGAAGCACATCGGTGTGAAGAAAACGCTGGCCGAGGCGGATATCCGCCACACGGCGGCCAGCATCGCGGCGGGCTGGGGGATCAACATGGTGGTGGGCGGCTTCAACGACCAGGGCCTCCCTGGCGAGTTGGACACGGCCACCATGCTGCGCGGGGCGGTGGCCAGCGCCCGCGAGAAGGAGATGCGGTTGGGCATGATCAACGTGCTCAACGGCTGGGATGATCTGCTGGTGAACGGCGATGTGGTTGGCAACCCGTTGGAGTTCGACGGGATCACCAACCTGATCACCGCCGCCAACGGTGCCCGTGCGTGCCCGTCGTTCATGACCGGCACGTTCTCGGCCAGCCACTTCGACCAGTTCATCGCCGCCGGCTGTGCCCACCCGCAGGCGATCCTGGGCCACCCCGCCGCCCTGCAGGCGTTGTGCCTTGGCTACATGGCCAACGGCTACAACTTCGTGCAGTACGCCGACGCCGCCAACGTGGTGCCTGGAATCCACTTCGCCAACCAGATCATGACGGGGATCGGCCCCGTTGCGCTGATCGGCGACACGCGGTTCCCCAGGATTGACCTGGGCGGGGGCAACTTCCGCGCGATCCTGTACCCCGTGCGGCTCACGCACAACGGCGAGGAGCTGATCTACAAGGCGACGCAGATTCCCCTCGCGGCCAAGGACTTGACGCCTGGCTGCACCGCCGTGGCCTTCGAAATTTGGGCGGTGACTGCGCTTGTTGTGAAAGCAATGTGCGCTCAGGCGTTGTGCGAGGCCACGTTCAGCGGCATCGTGGACGACGGCTGCACCTACGTGCACCCGTGCACGCCTGCCCTGCTGCACGCCGAAAGGCCGCAGTAACAACGGCCGCCGGCAACGCCGGCGAAATAGCGAAAGCACCTGGGGCCGGCCCGCAATGGCCGGCCCCAGCTTTGCCCCTTGACAGAGCGATTAACCGTGGAGTACAACTTTCAGCGACGGGTCAGGGCCGATAAGCGCGCGCCCGCCGGTGCGCCGCCCGTGAGGGTGCCGCGAGCTAACCGGCGGGGATCGTTTCGGAAAGGCCCGCCAGGCGAGGGTGCGACGGGCGTTATAAAGCCAACCGCTACACGGCCAAACGGCGCCCGCCCTCACCTACACCTAGCAAACTGAAGGAGGCACGATGCCAGACGAACCCCAAGATGCGCCCGAACTGCCACCCGCCACCCTCGACATAATGCCAGCCACCAACCCCTTTGCCTGCTACCGCGTGACCACCGTGGCCGTGGGCGTGCCTGAGTTGAACCGGCTGCTGGCCCAGGGGTGGGATATAATCCGCCCCGACTTCTGCGAGCACATTCTGCGCGCGGGCACAGGCCCCAACCAGCAGCGCGCGCAGATGGTCTACGAGGTTTACGTGCTGATGGGCAAGCGCGACCCGCTGATCGAAACCGACCGCCAGGCCACCGAGGCCGCTGCGCAGCGCAGCACCATGGCGGCTGGCATGCCCATGGAGGCCGAGGAGGGCGACACCGGCGCGGGCGACGCCGCCGCAGCTGGCGATGGCGAAGACCCGCAGGCGCCCAAGGTGGGCATACCGGCGCGCAGGACGCACAACGCCGGCAAGGACGGGTTCGAGCCGCAGGGGGGCCTGCGCCGATAGGAGGCCCGCTTTGCGCGTGCGGTATCGCTTCGGTGGGCCGATGCGGATCGGCGACCGCACCAAGATGCCAAGCGGACGCCTCTACCGTCTACGCCAAGGCGAGGATCGCGAGTTCGAGATCGTGCCGGAGGATGCGCCGGCGCTGTTGGCCTTTCGGGGCGAGTGCTGCACGGGCGGCAAGAAGCCCCTGTTTGAACTGGTGGAAGAACAATCGGCGCCCAAACCTACGTCATAAGCCTGGCCTGGGGCCTGGGCGACGTGCTCTGCAGCACGCCGGCCCTGCGCATGTTGAAGCAGGCCGAACCCGACTGCCACATCATCTTCCGCACGTACGTCAAGGGCCGGCGCCGCCTCGAATACGATCAGGCCGGCCAACCTGGCAGCGGCGGCGCCCCCGACGAGATGCTGTGGGATAACCCCCACATCGACCAGCTGATCGACTTCAACGATCCCCTGCCGCGCGGCGACCACAAAGGCGTCGCGCTGCTTTATGCCCGCGTGGGCGGGCCGCCGCTGGACGTGCCCCTGCAGGCGCGCTACTTTGAGCAGCTGGGCCTGCCGTGGACAGCCGAGACGCGGTTTGAGGCGGACTACTTCATCCGCGAGCAGGAACGTGCCGACGCGGCTGAACTGCTAAGGCACCATAACACTTTCGCCAAGCGGTGGTGTGCGATCACCCCGCGCTGCGGCTGGGCCGGCAAGATGTGGAACGACGAGGGCTGGTCACAGCTGATCTTCGGCCTGCTGGACGAAGGGTTCACGCCGATCACCCTGGCCGGCCACCGGCTGCACGGCGCGCCCTGGTCTGCTACTGTCAACCTAACCGGCCAGCTGGACATGCGCTACTCGGCCGCGATCCTTGAGCGCGCCGACGCCATGGTGTGCACCGAGGGCGGCCTGTCCAACCTGCGCTTCGCCCTGCGCAAGACGGCCGTGGTGCTCACCTGCGCCACCAGGATCGGCCTGCAGGTGTGGGTGCCGCCCGAACTGTGCACGGAGATCCGCAATGAGCAGCTGTGCGAACCCTGCATGTGGCGCGGTGATCACGTCGCCGGCAAGGCCGATTGCCCCCCAGGTAAGACCACCCTTTGCCCCCAGGGGCGGTCGTTGCGTGATCTGACGGCCGAGACAATCTGGCCGGCGGTTCGTCGGCACCTTGAGGAGGCCCGCCGTGACGGTGGATAAGCGCCTAACCGTGGCCCACGTCAGCTGGTTGAAGCGCGACGACGGCGAACTGGGTGGCGTGGAGAAGTTCGCCGACTACCTGCGCGCGGCCCTGCGCGCCAAGGGCTGGGGCGTGATCCTGATCGGCTGGTCGGACTTCCCCCACCGTGATCGCTTCCCCGAACTGCCCAACCCTGAAAAGGCCCTGCTGCTGGGCAAGTGGATCGACGGGCCGCAGTTCGGCGTGCACTATGACGTGGCCGTGAGCGACGGCTACTGGGGCCTGGGGATCAGCAGCAAGCCGGTGGTGCCGGTGATCCACGGCACCTGGGCCGAGTTTCACGAGCGCATGGGCCTGCGGCCTGGGCTGGAAGTGCAGCGCCAGGGGGAGGCATTCAACGCGCCCAACGCCTTCCCCGTCGCGTGCAGCACCGCCAGCGCCCGTGAGTTGCGCCGGCACCATGGGCGGGCGGCCAGCGCCGTGATCTGCCATGGCATCGACCTGGCCGCCTACCACCCACCGCCAGCGCCGCTGCCGCCTGGGCCGCCCTGGGTGATCGTGGAGGCAGCTGGCCGCAATGAGAAGAAGGGCGCCAAGTTGATCCCGCGCATCGCCGCCCTGCTGGGCAACGACTACCGCATCGAATACCTGGGCGCGGGCAAGGGAGAAGAACCCGACGCCTTCCGGCGCGGGCACGTGTTCCTGCTGCCCACGCGCCATGAGGGCAACGCCTACAGCTGCCTCGAAGCCCTGGCGTCGGGCCTGCCGGTGGTGACGGGTTACGCCGGCGTGTTCGAGGACATACAACGCGACAAGGCGGGCCTGTCGCCGGTGGGCTACACCCTGCCAATCACCGCTACGGCCGAGGACTACGCGACGGCCGTGCGGGCCGCCTGTGCGCGCGTCAAGGGCAATCGCTGGGGCACCGCCCCCCGCGCCTGGGCCGAGCAGAACGCCAACATGACCGACTTCGCCAACCGCTGGGATGGCTTCCTGCGCGATATACTGGGGGCACGATGATGAGGGAGATCGTCCGCTTTTGGGTGCAGGCGCCGCCGAAGCAACTGACGGCCAACGCCCGCACCAGCTGGGGCGCCAAGCATCGCATCGGCAGGGAGTACGCCGAGGAGGCAGGCCAGGCGATCCTGGCGCAAATCCCGCCGGCCATTATGGCGGCCAGGCCCTTCACCGGCGGCCGCCTGTCCTCGATCCACTTTTTCAGCCGGCAGGTGGGCGACGCCGACAACTGCATCGCCACCCTGAAACCGATCATCGACATCTTGAAGGTCGCCACCAAGGCCACCGGCAAACGCTACTGCCTGGGCCTGATTGACGACGACCGCCGCCTTGAGGTGGCCAGCCCAGGGCGCCAGGGCAACGATGGGCGCGAGGCCGGCCGGATTATGATCCAGTTGGAGCTTTGGAAGTGAGGTGCCGTTATGCCTGGCCCATTTAAGGAGCGCATGGTCTGCCCCTGCGGCAAGGTGGTTGACACCCCCTGGCGAGGCAACGACTTCTTCACCGACGAGAGCGTGTGCCCCAGGTGCGGCGGCCCCAAGAGCCGGTTCAACCTGGTCGCCCTGCGGTGGATCGGCACCGGCGGCAGTTGGTGGCGGCCTTGGCGCTGGGGCAGGGGCTACTGGGAAGATGTTGACGGCAACCGAAAGGGCACCATATGAAACTGCGCTGGCCCTGGCAATGCTTCCGCCGGCACCCGCTGGCACCACCGCCCGATCCCGACGCCTGGATAGATGACCTGGTGCGCCAGGCCGTGTGGGCTGTGGTTGCTGCCGCCTGCCTGCGCTTCGCGCGGGCCTTCGCGGGAATGCAGGACGCCTCCACTAAGATCGGCACCGCGATCTGCTGGTTTGGCGACTATATTGACGACGATGAAACCGTTTTTTGGGCGGCCTTCCGCCAACTGCACGGCGCCGCCTGGGCGCTGATCTGGACGGGGCCGATCCTGGCCGAGGCGGCAGTATGAAACCGATGTGCGCGGCCTGCGGCAACCGCCGGCGCAAGTTGGCGCCCCTGGGCGAAATCTACTCGCGTTTCGGCTTGGCCGACCTGCTGGTTTGCCAGCCCTGCCGCGCGGCGGTCGCCAACGCGGCTGAATTCATTGCGCTGCTGCAACTGCGCGCCAGGCTGGACATGGCCCTTTGGACGGGCACACCATGAGAATCTGGCTTCAATCGTCTGCCTTCCTGCCCACGCCGCCGGCCAGCACGGGCGGCTTGGAGAGCGTCGTCGCCAACCTGGCCGCCGGCCTGCGGGATCGCGGGCATGCCGTGACGCTGTTCGGCCTGCAGGGATCGGCCGTGGCCGGCGTGGAGGTGGTGACGGTGGCTCCCATGCGGGGCGGCGCCCGCGACACCGAGACGGCCATTGTCGACCACATGGAGCGGCTGCCCCACCCCGACGTGCTATTTGATCACAGCCTCTATCAGTTGGCCCAGGCGCGGTGGCCCAGCCTGCCGGCGGTGACGCAGAGCCACGGCTGGGCCAAGATTTCAGCGCACGCCCGCAACCCCGTCTTCTGCTCGCGCCACCATGGCCAGTCGCACGGCATTGCCGACCCCATGGTGGCCCTGATCAACGTCGATCCTGCCGCCTACCGCCTGGGCGGCCCCATGGCAGAGCGCGGGCCGCCGCTATTCCTGGGCAGGATCATGCCCTACAAACGGGTGCACCACGCGGCTGACCTTTGCGGCACGGCGGGCCTGGTGTTGGACATCGCGGGGCCGGCCCACGACCCCGCCTACTTTGACGCGGAGATCCTGCCCCGTATGCGCGCTGGCCAGGTCGTGATCAGGGGCGAAGTGGGCGGCGCCGACAAGGCGGCCCTGCTGGCCCGCGCCTGCTGCCTTATGTTCACATCGGAACCGGAGGAACCATCCGGCACCGTGATGCTTGAGGCCATGGCAGCCGGCACGCCGGTGTTCGCCTACGATCACGGCGCCAACCCCGAATATATCGTCCACGGCGAAACCGGCTTCCTGTGGGCAGACGCCGGCCAGTTCCTTAACGGCCTGCGGGGCCGGCGGTGGTTGGAGATCGACCCCGCCGCCTGCCGGCGCCACGTGGAAGCCACCTTTTCACCGGCAAAGGCCGGCGACCGGATAGAGGCGCTACTGCGCCAAGCAGCGGAAGGAGAACGCTGGTGATCAACCCAGGCGATAAGGTAGTCGACAAGATCACGGAATACGAAGGCATTGCGGTGGCGCGGTGCACCTACCTGAACGGCTGCGTCCGCATACTGGTGCAGGCCCAGGCGGTCGAAAAGGACAAGGGCGTGCCGGTTGAGGCCGTGTGGATCGATGAGGGCCAGCTGACCCTGATCGAGGCCGAGGCCATCACGCCGGACGCCGAGCAGGTGGCAGCGGCACCAGCTGGCCCGCGCGACGCACCGCAACGGGCGCCCGATCCGCCGCGTTAACGCCATGGCACCCACCGCCACGGTTAACATCGAGGGCCTTGAAATCGCCCTGAAACGGTTGCGGCTGCAGGACGGCGACGTGCTGGTGGCCCGCACCACACAAGACGATACCTGGGAGATATACGACGGCGTGGCGGCGCTGCAGAAGGCCCTGCTATTCAAGGGCGGTGTGGAGGTGTTTGCCATTTGCCTGGCGGCCGGCACCAGCCTGGGATCGCTCGACCAGGAGCAGATGGCCAAGGCTGGCTGGGTGCGGTGGCCGCCTTGACCAAGGTGTTCACCTGCTGCGAATGCGGCGCGGTGCTGCCCGAGGAGTTCAGCGCCAAGGGCTTGGGCAGCGATCAGATCATGTGCGCTGGTTGCACCTTTGGCCAGCTGCCCCGCGCCGAGCGCCGGCGACTGCCCAAACGCTGGCGCGATCAACTGCGCCGGCAGAAGGAACTGCAGAAAGGCGGTGTCTATGAACCCCGATCCGGCGACTGAATACGCCTGGGAACTGTGCTCGGCATATTGGCCTGGGCTGCCCGAGGAGGATTTCTACGAATACATTGCCGTGGGCGTGGACGCCGCCCAGCTGCTTGAACTGGAATGGCAGGACGTGGTGCTGCAGGAAGGGCCGGCGCTCGATTGGCACGACCTGACGCCCCCCGCCCTGCTTGACCGCACACGCATTGGCCAGTTCTACGTTGAGAATTTCGGCATGATCTTTGAACTGCTGCGCGGGGCAGGCCCGCCGCCCGAACTGTGGGCCGGCGATCACCGCGCCAACATCGTGCACCAATACATGACACACCTGGGCGGCCATGGCCCGATCCTTGACTACGGGGGCGGGATCGGCCAGCAGGCGATCTTCCTGGCGCGCCTGGGCTACCAGGTGGCCTACGTCGATCTTGGCCAGGTGGCCAATTTCGCCGACTGGCGGTTCCTCCGCGAGGGCCTGCTCGCTGCGCCGTTGCCCAACCCCTGGCCGGCCGGCACCATCGTGGTGGTGGAGACGCCAGACGACGCCCTGCACCCGACCGGCAGCCTGGGGCCACAGCCCTGGGGTGCCCTGTGTGCCCTTGACGTCGTTGAGCACGTGCCCGATCCGGTGGGCCTGCTGCAGCAGTTCGTGGCCTGCCTGGCGCCGGATGGGGTGCTGATCCTGACCCACGACAGTTTCAAGGCGTTCCCCACCCACCTGCCCGAAAGCCGCGACCTGCAGCAATCGCTTGACAGTGTGCTCGCCAACGTGGGTTTCGAGCCGGTGATCCCGCCCGATGGCCACTTTGGGATCGGGGCGTGGAAACGGGCCAGGGTGACAACGACTGCGCCTTAGAATTCGGGCCACGCGGGCAGGGGCGTGGCCTTGACGCTGAGGGGCCTAGACTACCACTGGCCCCAGGGGGCAAAACGCGCTGTCGGGCGCCGTGGCACCCCAGGACAGGAGTTAGATACCATGCGCCGCGAAGTCTCTGATTGGGTGGCTGCCGTGATCAAGGCCCAGGGCGCCCAGGTGCCCGTGCTCGAAGTGGGCAGCCGCAATGTTAACGGCACGGTGCGGCCCCTTTTCCCCCAGGCCGGCTACACCGGCGTGGACATGGCGGAAGGGCCAGGCGTCGACCTGGTGCTGGACATTCTCAAGGCCGGCAACCAGTTCGATGGCAAGTTCCGCACGGCGGTGTGCTGCGAGACGTTGGAGCACGTGAAGGAACCCTGGGCGGCCATTGACACCATGGCCAGGGCGTTGCTGCCTGGGGGCCTACTGATCATCAGCTGGTGTTTCGCCTTCCCCCTGCACGACGCCGAGATCGACAAGGGCCAAAGCGGCGACTACTGGCGCACCACGCCCAGCGGCTTGGCCTACCTGCTGTCGCGGGCGGGCCTGTTCGACGTGGTGATTGAAACCGAGGGTTGCGGGCGGCCGCGCAACGCGCCGCCCACCGAGGCTGACTGGCAATACCCCGTGGGGGTGTTCGGGCGCGGAAGGAAACCGGCATGAACGAACCCGACTACACGGCCATGCAGCAGGGCGAACTGGACTGGTGGCGCGCCTGGCTGGCGCAGCCCCACGGCCAGGCGCGCATCCTGGCCCTCTACGGTTATCGCTATCTGGACTTCTTCTTTGCCGAGTTCGGCAACCTGGGGCGCGTGATCGACTTCGGCAGCGGCCCTGTGTCGGCCGCCTACATCGGCGATCCGCCGCCCGACTTAGTCTGGTGCGTCGATCCGCTGTTCCACCAGTACCGAGAGGCCGGTCTGTTATACGACAAAACCATGATCGAGGTCGATCAATGCCTGTCTCACCCACGGCCGTTCGACACGGCCCTGCTGCTGAACGTTCTCGACCATTGCGACGATCCCGCCGGCCTGGTGGCGGCCGCCGGCCTGGCCCTGCGCCCTGGCGGGAAGGCGCTGCTTTGGGTGCATGCCGAGGTGCCGCCCGATGCCCTGCACCGCCGCGTGCTGGTCACTGATGTGCCGGCATGGTTGCACCAGGCGGGCCTGGTGATCGAGCGCACAAAGCTGCGCATGCACATGGGGCCGCCACAGTTCATGGCCCTGGGGAGGAAACCGTGACCAATCCCGAAGAACCGGCACCGATCCCCTACCCTACGCGGGCAGCGCCAGGGCAGATCGAGCTGGGCTGCGGCCTCCACAAGAACGAAGGCTACTTTGGCGTCGACCGCGTTGCGCTGGAAGGCGTTGACCTGGTGCACGACCTGAACGTGCGGCCCTGGCCCCTTGAGGACGAATGCGGCCTGGCGGTGATCGCCCACCAAACGCTGGAACACCTGCACGATCTGATCGCCACCATGACCGAAATCTGGCGCATCTGCCAGGCCGATGCCTGGGTTGAGATCGTGGTGCCCTACTACGCCAGCGCCGGCGCGCACGGCGATCCCACCCATTGCCACACGTTCAGCGAAACCAGTTTCCTCTACTTTGAGCCTGGGTTTGTGGAAGCGTTCAGCGACTACGGGATCACCCACCACTTTGCCATTGTCGACCAGGCGTGGCGCGAACGCGGCAACCTGTGGGTGCTGCTGCGGCCGATCAAGACGGCCGCCCACCTGGCGGCCTGGGAGGAGCAAAACGCATGGCGCAGGCACAGGGACACGTTGGCCCGATAGAACACGGCGAAACCAGCGGCGGCGGCCGCCGGCAACCCGCGCCGCAAGACCTGCTGTTCAGCGTTGTGTTGCTGACGCACAATCGGCGCGACACGGTGCTGGCCTGCATCGACCGCATATGGCAGAAAACCGCCACGCCGGTGGCCGATTATGAGCTGATCGTGATCGACAACGGCAGCGACGACGGCACCAGCATGGCGATCCAAGAACTGCACCCCAGGGTGTTCGAGGAACACCGCCGCTACACCAGCATGCACGTGCCGACCAACGAGGGCGTCTGCGTCCGCAATCACGGGATCAGGATAGCGCGCGGGCAGTTCATCATGCAGGTGGACGACGACGTTGAGGTTGGCCCCGCCTGGGATAAGGTGCTGCTGCAGCCATTCAGCGATCCCAAGATCGGCGGGGCTGGCCAGGAGGGCTTTTATCTCAACTGGGCGGGCCTGCTCGCCGGCCCCTGGGTGGCGCCCAACTTCCTCGACGACCGCCGGCCGGCGCCAGGCGACTACACCGACCTGGTGATGGGCTACTGCTGGGCCTGGCGCAACCTGCGCGGCCTCGACGGCTGGCCGGTGTTCCTGTACGACGAGCGGTTCAACCCGCATTGGCATGAGGAAACCGATCTGCAGCTGCAGATCAAGGCCGCCGGCTACCGGATACGCTGCGGGCCGGCCGTTGCCGTGCACCGCAGCCAGAAGGATTGGCAGGCCGCGCGCGCCAACATCGGCCCCGTGGCCCTGAACCACGCCGCCGATCACGAGCGCCTGCTGATCGAAAAGTGGGCAGACAAGCGCGAACTGTTGGCGCTGGAACTTGATCGAAGGGGCCTGCAATGACCGACGAAACATGGCGGCCGGTGGTAGGCTGGGAAGAAGCCTACGAAGTTTCGGACGCTGGCCGCGTCGTCAATACACGCACCCGCCGCCTTTTGCGCCCACAACTGGCTGGCGGGGGATACCTTCGCGTTCAGTTGCAGTTCGAAGGGCGGTCGAAGCGCGAACTGGTGCACCGGCTGGTGATAATTGCCTTCACTGGCCCCTTTGCAGGTGGGCAGGAATCGAACCATCGTAACGGTGTGAAAAGCGACAACCGCCTTGCCAATCTTGAAAAGGTGACCGCTTCGGTGAATATGCGTCATGCGCTAGTCTTGGGCCTGCGCCATTCCGCCAGAGGCAAACGCCATTCCTGCAACAAGCTGAGCGAAGCCGACGTGCGAGTGATCAGGGCGGCCGCCGGAAAGCCTGGGCAGCGTGCCCTGGCGCGCCAGTACGGTGTGACGCACCGCACGGTTCAGCAGATTCAGAAGCGCGAGAGATGGGCATGGTTAGACGAATGAGTCTGCGGGACTTTGTGGCCAGGCAAGCAGCGCGGGCAACCTATCTTGTCGAGCGCGGCTTGCTGGCGGTTGAAGAGGCTGCCAGGGAGGGTGGCGTGCTGCCCAGGCGGCCACCGCCAAATGCTAAGGATCGTGAGCAGAAAAACGCGGCGCGGGATGAAGGACGGAATGAGTAGCACCCACTTTCCTATAGCAGATCGTCTTAAGAGATCTACTGATGTCTCAGTAATAGTGGGGGGATGTCCGTCCGTCCTTCATCGCGGCCGGAGCCGCGCTGAGCAGCGTAGCAACGTCGGCCCTTATGCGCAAGAGGGCCTGAAAAATAAGGGGGCACCATGAAGATCGCCTGCATCAGCGAGTTCAACGTCGCCGGCGGCAGCGGCTACACCACCATCGCCCAGCAGGTTGCCGGCGGCCTGGGCCGGCGCGGCCATGACGTCGTGGTTTGTGCGCTGAACTACCAGGGGCAGGAGCACCGCCTGCCCGTGCACGCCTGCCCCAGCGAGCCAGGAAGCCTTCTGCGCCACGTGATGATGATCAAAACCGCCTATGCGCCCGATGTGCTGCTGGGGATCGGCGACATCGTTGACCATTGCAACTGGGCGCAGGTGATGGAGTTCGGCCTGCCCTACGCCGGCATTTTCCCGCTGGAAAGTGATCCCCTGATCCACCCCAGCGAATGGACAACGGTTATCGACCGCATGGGCGCCGCCCTGGTGGAAACCGAGTGGGCGACCAAGCTGTGCCAGGACTGTGGCCTGGCCGCGCGCTACCTGCCCGTGGGGATCGACACCGAGTTCTGGCGGCCGCCCACACCGGACGAACGGGCGGCGGTGCGCAAGCGCGAAGACTGGGAAGATAAGTTCATCGTTTTCTCGGTGTGCGACAACCACGAGCGCAAGAACCTGCCGGCCATGTGGGCAACCGTGGCCCTGCTGCTGGGGCACCGCTTTGCCTGGCCGCCGGCCGGCAAGCGGCGGCCGATCCTGCACGGCCCGATCTATGACGACGTGCGGCTGGTAGTGAAGACCAAACGCCGGCCCACCCACATTGGCTTCCAGACCTGGAACCTTAACGACTACTTCCAGCTGCACAACCAGACGCAGTTCTTCCAGTTCGAAAAGCAGGCCGGCATGACCGACGCCCAGCTGCGCGAGATCTACTGGGGCGCCGACTGCTACCTGCAGCTGTCGAAGGCCGAGGGCCTTTGCCTGCCGGTGATGGAGGCAATGGCCTGCGCGCTGCCCGTGGTGGCCACCGACGCCGGCGGCATGGCCGAAAACCTGGCCGATGGGCGCGGCTACCTGGTGCCGGCCGAGTACAGCTACATCGATCCCTTCGGCAACCAGACGCGCCGCTTTGCGTCGCCGGTGCAGGCTGCCACCATGATCCAGTCGATCCGCGTGGAGCCGGAAGGTGCCCAGGCGCGGGTTGACGCTGCCCTGGCCTGGGCGCGCAGCCGCACGTGGGATAAGGCCCTTGATGTTGTAGAGGAGGCGCTGAATGCGATCACGGAAAAGCCCGAGCAGCCGGCGGGCACAGCGTAGGGCAGAGGAGCGGGCGGCTGGCCGCCCACCGGCCCACATGACCGTGGCCCTGCCGCTACGTGGCAGCGTGGACGCCGTGGTGACGGCCTTCACCAGCATCGACCGCCTGGGCGCCTGCCTGGCGGCCCTGCGGCGCGATCTGCCGGCCGACGCTACGATCACCCTGGCTGACGCCATCCCCGATCAGGCGGCGGCGCGCCACGGCGAACTGGTGCGGATCGCCCGCGAGGAAGACCTGCGCCTTGACCGCAGCGGCCGCGACCGCTGGGATGCCCGCAACCGTGCAGCTGGGCACGGGCAGGCCCCGCTGATCCTGTTCATCGACAGCGACGCGGTGCTGGCCGAGGGCGCATGGGCGGCCATGGCGGCCGCCATTGAACCGGAGACAATCGGCGCCGTGGGCGGCCTGGGCATATGGCAGGGTGAGGTTGTGCCGGCCGGCTTCCCCGACCCCGCCATGCGCGCCGCCGGCTACGTGCTCGGCGTCATGATGCAGCCCTACGCCCGCTTCGCCGGCTGGGCACCCGACAACCCAAAGATATACGCCCGCCAGGATTTGCAGGGCGTGCCGGTGCAGTTCATGGCCACGCGCCGCAGCCTGTTCCGCACCCTTGGCCCTTTCCCCAGCGACCCCTTCGGCAGCCGGCCCTTTGCCGATCTGTACTACTGCCTGCAGCTGCGCAAGGCCGGCCTGGCCGTGGCCTTTGAGCCTGGCGCCATTGCCGTGGTGGGGCGCGAGCCGATTGCGCTGTCGAAGCAAGAGGTGCAGGAGGGCCAGGTGATCCTGGCGCACCAGGCCGGCGATCTGCTACAATACGACGAACCCTTCCTGCTGTGATTCCAAGCCCTGTTGGGCAACGGATTGCCAGGGGCCGCGTTGACGGTGCGCGGCCCCTGGCCTTTTAGTCGACCATTGGGGTGAAGACGGCAACGGGTAACAAGGAGAAAAGCGATGCCTCAATTTGCGCGTCCCATCGCGGACAAAGTAGAAGGTGCCTGGGTCAAGAGCACGGGCGGCGGCACGGCTCTCTACACCATGATCGACGAGGCCGTGGCTGACGATGCCGATTTTATCCAGAGCGAGTTGGCACCGGCGAACTCTGTGTGCTGCGTCGACCTGTCGGACGTAGAAGACCCCCAATCTTCGGCTGGACATGTCATCCGCTACCGCTATCGGAAGGACGCGGCCGGCGGCGCCACAATCGGCGTGACTGTACAGCTTCGGCAGGGATACGTGAACGAGAGTAGCCAGGGGGCATTGATCCACAGCGAAGTCCACGCCGCCATTGGCGAAGGCTGGACGGCCGGCACCTTCACGTTGACGGCGGGGGAGGCCGACGCCATAACGGACTATGCCGACCTGCAACTCCGCTTTATTGCTAACTCGTCATAGGGATTAGCCCCTAATGGCAGCTCCCGCTTTCCGTGCCGCCGGCGCGAAGGCTACCGGAACAACCAGTTGCATCCCCGCGCTGCCGACTGGTTGGCAGGCCAACGATATCTTTCTGTGCTTCATCGAGACCGGCAACCAGGTTGCTACTATGTCGGCGGGTTGGCTGGCGGTCACTGGCTCTCCCCAAGGCGTAGGAACGGCCCCTGGCGACCCCGCTACCCGTCTCACCGTCTTCTGGCGGCGGGCAGTCTTGGGAGACGCCGCCCCTACCGTTTCCGTTGCGACGGGCAACCACATCATTGCCTTCATCGTTGCCTATTCGGGCTCCATCACCTCAGGAAACCCGTGGGATATCACGGCTGGCGACACCTTGGGGTCGTCCGCCCAGGCCGTCTCGATCCCAGGCGCCACGACGACCGTTCCCGAGTGTCTTGTCGTCGTGGCCGTCTCCAACATGACAGATTCCAATACGGCCCAAACTTCGGGCTGGACTAACGCCAACCTGACAGGACTTGTAGAACATACCAACACTGATCAGAACACCACCACCGGCAACGGTGGTGGTGTAGGGGTTGCGGACGGTATAAAGGCTGCTGCTGGTGCCTACGGCACGACGACAGCGACCTTGGTCACTGCCTCATACCAGGGGCGGCTGAGCATTGCCCTCAAGCCCCCCCAGGACAGGCGGGGCCAACTATCCTGGGGCGAAGTGCAAGTCGCCACCGGCCCGCGCAGAGGGTGTATTTCCTGGGGCGAGATCGAAGTGCCCGCCTTGCCTCGTCGGGCGTGCATATCGTGGGGAGAGTTCGAGAATCCCATTGCGCCACGCCGTACCCTGTTCTCCTGGGCCGAAATGGAGACTGCCATTGCACCGCGTCGTGCCGTTATGTCGTGGGGAGAATTAGCGGCGCCGGATGCCCCACGCCGAGCCGAAATCTGCTGGCAGGAATTAGAACTGCCGGCGGGCGGCAGGCGTGGCATCCTATCGTGGGCGGAGTTGGAAGGCCCCACACCACCGCGTAGACCGCTGTTGTCGTGGGCCGAACTACAGGTCATGGACGCCCCGCGACGCGGAGGCGTAGGCTGGGCAGAGGCGGAAATTCCTGCTGGCAGTCGCAAGGCGATATTCTCCTGGGGCGAGATCCAAATGCCTACCGGCCCGCGCAGGGGCAATGTGAACTGGGCTGAGGCCGAGGTGCCCACCGCCCCGCGTAAGGGTCATGTCTCATGGGCAGCAACGGAAGTGCCGACCGCTTCCTTTGGCCCACGCAGCGGTCAGTTATCTTGGGCTGAGTTAGAGACAACCCCCATGGCTGAGTTAGAGCCACCGCCCACGGTCGACCATTCCAGTGGACGAGACACAGCTTGGCTAATCAGGCGGCGGCGGCGGATTATGGCGTTACTACGGCTGGAGAGAGGGCGGAAGGTCTTACAACGCGTTCGGAGGAGATTCTATGGGTGTTCCTGATACCGCCACCCTGCACGCCCTGCAGCTGGAAATGAACAATGTCGGCTTCCTAACCGGCACCCAGGCCCAGGAAGATATGGCCTGGGAAATGGGCTGGGAGGACGCCGAGACGTTCCTGTCCACCAACCTGCTGACCGGCACCGTGGCCGACGAACGCCACATCTGGCCCCAGGGCTGGCTGGACTACGATTCCAACTTCCGCTTCGTTGAACTGCGCAAGACCCACGTGATCAGCATCACCAGCACCACCGTGGTGCACGACCTGGGCAGTTGCAGTTGCGAAACCGATACCATCACGGGCTGCGTGATCCTGTGGGAACGGCGCCAGGGCGTGGTTGAGGTGCGCCGTGAAGGTCTGGCCCTATCGGCCGGCTGCTGTTGCGCCGCCGAGAACAAGCCCACCAACGTGGACGTGACCTACGTGGCCGGCATCTGGAACACGCCGGCGGATCTCCCTGGCACGGTCAAGATGGCCCTGGCGATCCTGGCGCAGGAATACAAGGAACTGATGGACACGGCCGGCGCTACCGCCGGCGCCGGCTTCGTGAACAGCTGGCGCAGCATGGACTACAGCGAAACCGGCGGCCTCCTGAGCAAAACCGTGATCGGGGCCAGCCCCCAGGCCAACATGGCGGCGCGCCTCTTGCGCAAGTATAAGGTGCTGCGCATGGCGGCCTTCCGTGGGCGGCCCAGCGTGGAGTAGGCGATGCAGGGCATCAACGTGCTGCTGGACATCTACCAGCAGATCGAAGGAGCAGATGATCCTGTCGGCGGGGCGGTTCGCACGGACGCGATCCGCTACGCTGGCGTGGGCGCGCGGATCGCCAACGACCGCATCCCCCTGGCCATGCGCCTGCAGGGCATCGAGACGGTGCGCAGCATGGAGATCATCGTGTGGCCCGACCGCTACCCCGCGATCCGTTCCGAGGACATTGCGATCCCGCGCAGCGGCCCCTGGGCCGGCCAGAAGTTGCGCATAACGGCCGTGCAGCGATCCAGCCTGCCGGTGGGCCACCCGCGATCCCATATCCAGCTGACGGCGGTGCACAGCGCCTACGCCGACAGGGAGGAATAGTGGCCGGCGGGCCTGGGCAGCACCGCGTGCGGCGGACGTACAACGTCAGGACGAACGCCCGCCTGCTCGACGCCAACAATGCCCTGGGGCTGCACAAGGCCGGCCTGATCGTGCGCCAGCGGGCGCAGCAGCGGGCGCTGGTTGACACCGGCCGCATGATGCGCGGGATCACGGTTGACGAACCGATCTGGCGGGGCAAGCAACAGTGGGTGCAGATCGGCCCCACCGTCGACTACGGCATTTACACCGAGGACGACCAATACATCGCGGGCAAGCACCCAGGCCCGATTTCGCAGGCAAAGGGGGCCACTATGCCCTGGCTGCGGCCGGCCTTTGAGGAGAGCAAAGCCGAGGCCACCCAGGTGTTCCTGGCCCAGCTGCGGATCGGCCTGGCGGCCCTGGCCGCGCACACGGGGAGGCCCTAGATGCTGTCACCGGAGCTGATCCAAGCCGCCGTCATAAGCCTGCTGAAAGCCGACCTGCCGCTGGTTGCCAAACTGACCGCTGCCGACCGGATCAAAGAGGCTGAGTGGCGGGGCACGGGCTTTGAATACCCCGCCGTGCGCGTGGCCGTCACCAGTGATTCGCCCTGGGGCACCGGCCAATGCGCCGAGGCCAACCTGGCCCTGGCCGGCCGCCTGATCGTGCTGAGCAAGGACGACAGCAGCGCCGAATGCCTGCAGGTGATGGCCCTGGTGCGCAACGCGATCCAAGGCAAACGCCTGGCCGGCACGGGGCTGACCAGCATGCAACTGCGCCCCGAGATGACCAGCTACCCCGCCCGCGAAGACACGATCTGGCGCGGCGAGATCGTTTTCGCCACCGTGGCCATGAAGACTTAAAACGGCCCCCTGCCCGCTGTCGACCATAGAGGTAGCAGCAAACCATCGGCGTCGCGCCCGCGCCGGCTTGAGGAGGGAAGAATGCCCACACTAGGAACCGGCACCGCAACCCCAGTCGGCCCGATCATCAACGCCGAGGCCCTCTATCTCGAAGGCGGCCCCAACATCTGGATGCAGGACTGGGGCGCCACCTACAACAACAACCCCGACAGCGACGGCTTCTACTACGGCATGAGTGGCACCGCCGCCGCCAACCTGTTCGAGGTGGGCTGCTACGACGACCTGCAGCTGCGCGACGCCCGCACGGAGACGGTGGTGAAGTGCGCGGCCGCTGGCATCGTGGCCAACATGCAGCGGCGCGACAACTTCGAGCTGGCTTTCACCTTGAAGGCCATGCTGCCCCTGTCGATCTTGACGAAGATACTGGGCGGCGGCACGGTGGTGCACAACCTCGCCGAAGAAACCGAGAAGATGCCCCTGGGCGTGCTGCCACAGAACATCTTCTGGCACGTGTTCCTGTCGCGGGTCTACGACGAGGACACGGGCGACTTTGTCGCCTTCCAGTTCCACAAGGTGCAGGTGGTGGAGGCCACGCCGCTGGCCATGCCCTACGGCGACGCCTGGAACCTGCAGGTGCGGATGATGATCATGGCGGACACGGCCAAGCCGGCGGCCCACCGCTTTGGTGAACTGCTGAGGTACGATCCCAGCGTTCTCTAGTCGGCCCTTAACTGAATATGCGACAGGCGCCCATCGACTATCTTGAGGCCCTACGGCTGAAAGACGCGGCCGCCCAGGTTACATTGGGCGGCCACGTTGTTGTCGTGCCCCGCGCTCGCCTGGGCCGGCACTATGCCCTGCAGGTCGCCCTGGGCGAGATCGCCACCACGGGCAAGGCCCCCAGCGCGATCCTGTCCTTCCTGCAGCTGGCCACCGGCGTTGATCCCGAGGCGCTGGGCGCCACCCTGGCCGAAGCCTTGGCCGGCGTCGATACCTTGGCCACCCTGAACGCCCTGCACGGCACCTTGCCGATCCTGGTGGCCACCGGCGCCCAGGGAGGCCGGCGCAGCGGCGAAGACTACCCCAACCGCGCCCTTTCCAGCATCGTTGTGCGCCTGGCCCATGCCTACGGGTGGCCAGTCGACCATATCCTTGAGCTGGGGCCTGAGGAGGCGATCTGCTACCTGCAGGAAGCGGTGGTGATCAAACACGAGGAGCAGGAGTTCGAATGGGCAATCGCCGGCCCCGTGGACGCCAAGGGCAAACGGCTGCGCTTCCCGCCGTTGCGCTGGGCGCCACCACCAAAGGCGGGCCGGCCGGCGCCACCATTGCCGGCGCGTTTCCAGCCCCAGGGGATCATCGTGCGGGGGACTGATTTCATAGCGAAGGAGTAGCGCCCAATGCCATCAACGGAAGCGGTCACGGTCAAATTGGGGGGCACCGAATACACGATCCCGCCCCTGTCGGCGCGGCGCGGCCTAGAGGCGGCGGCCCTGATCACGCCCTACCTGGTGCAGCTGCGCGGCACAATCAGCGGGATCATCACCAACCCGCCCACCTTGACGGCGGCCAGCACAGAAGACCAGGAACGCAACGCGACGATCCTGTTCGACGTGATCGAGGTGCTGTTGCCCTTGTTCGGGGCGGAAAACCTGATCACGCTGGGCCACCTGCTGACGGACATCGACCAGCAAACGCTGGGCGATGCGCCGCTGACGGAGGCTATCGCGGCCGTGGTGGCAGCGATCACCGCCGTCGATTTCCGAAGCGCCCTGGGCGGCGCGGCGGAACTCATGTCGCAGATCACGGCCCTAACGCCCAAGGCCGCCGGCCCTGCGCCGGCTGAGGCGCCCAGGGAGTAAACATGGCCCCAGGTGTCGGCGGCGGCAACGTCGTCGAGCGCCTACTGGTTGAGCTTGGCGTTGACGCCAACCAACTGCTAACCGGCGTCGACAAGGCGACGGGCCAGGCTGCCCAAAAAGCCGAGGAGATGGGCAGCCGGTCGTCGGCCGTCATGACCAAGATCGCCGCCGCCGCCGCTATTGCCGGCGGGGCCATTGCCGCTATCTTCTCCGTCAAGACCGTCGCCAGCGCCATAAGCTACACCGACGAATATGCCGCCTCCGTGCGCAAGCTGGCCCGCGAAACCGGCATGACCACCGAACAGTCGTCGGAGATGCTTTTTGCCTTCCGCCGCGTCGGCCTCGATTCGGACGCCGCCAGCGCCAGCCTTGGCATCCTGGCCAAGAAACTGAAAGGCGTCCAGGACGAAGAAACGGGCGTCGCCACCGGCGGCAAATCAACCGCCCAAATCCTGGCCGATATCGGCATACAGGCAACCGACGGTGCCGGCAACCTGCGCCCCATGACCGAACTGATGCCCGAGCTGGCCGATGTGTTCAAGGGCATGCCGGACGGGATCGAAAAGACGGGCCTGGCCATGCAACTGTTCGGCCGCAGCGGCAAGGACATGATCCCGCTGCTGAACCTGGGCAGCCAGGGCATGGCCGACCTGGCGGCCGAAGCCAACAAGCTGGGCCTGGTGCTCTCGGCCGAGAACGCCGCCAAGATCAAGCAATATTCCGTCGCGCACAAAACGCTCACGGAAGCGGTTGGCGGCCTCAAGCTGGTGATCGGCATCGCGGTGATCCCCGTCGTGACGAAGTTGCTGAACCTGCTAATCAAGGCCCAACCGATCATCCGCCAGGGCCTCGGCAAGTCGGTTCAATGGCTCACTACCGTTTTCATCGGGCTGTGGACATACCTGAAACACGTCGTCAAAACGGGGGATACCCTAGACGAATACTTCAAGGGCGCGCACACCCCGCTGGCCGCCTTCTTCCTGTTGCTGGGCGAAACGGTTAACAACCTGAAAAGCATCGCAGAATGGCTCCTAAAGGCTGCTGGCGCGGTCTTCGAATGGGGCCAAAGGATAGCCGATCTGTTGCCCGACGGCCGATCAGCGGCGGACAACTTTGATATCCTCAGCCGTTTCATCCCCCTGGTAGCGGACGCCGTGGCGGCCCTGCTTGTCGCCATGGTGATAACCACCGTCGTCGGGTTCGTTGGGGCGATTGCCGACTTTGCCCTGGGCATTGTGACATTCCCGCTCGGGGTGCTGAAAGATGTGATCGGGGCGGTGGGAGACTTTGTTTCGGCCACCGCCCAGCTGGTGAACAAGGCCGTCACGATCACCCAAAACGTGGTGCGCACGGGCGCCAAGATCATCGAATTCCTGGCCGACGTGGCTGGCACCGTCTTCCAGAACGTTATCCGCACGGGCGCCAAGATCATCGACGTACTCAATCCCGTGACCGGCACCGTAACGCAGAGCGTCGACATAACACCACCAGCGGACGCGGGCGAAGGGGCGAAGGGCTGGTTTGCCGCCCTGATGGCGAACGTCCTTGGCGGCCTTGGCGGTTCACCGGAAGTCCTCAAGGCAATCGGCCTGTTCGCCAGCGGCGTCATAGCGGGTATCGGTGCCTCCCTCGGCAGCGGGATCTCCATAACCGCCATAACGACGGCGATCAGCGGCGCCATATCGTCGGCGGCCGCTGCCGTTGGCGCAACCCTGGTGGCCATAACGCCTGTCGGCTGGGTCATCATCGCCGCCGTTGTGGTGGCCCTCATTCTTACGGCCCTCGCTGTGGTATTCCGTGAAAAACTCGGCCCGTTCTTCAAAGACACCCTCCCGCGCCTGTTTACTGAGGCCCTACCGCAGTTCGCGGCCTCCCTGCCCGCCTGGGCCGGCGCCGTGGCCGGCTTCATCGCCGGCGCGCTGGTGTTCGCCCTCCTGGGCATTCCGGCGCTGCTGATAACGCGCGTAGCGCCCGCTATGGCTGAGGGGATCGCTGGCATTTTCCGGAAGATACCGTGGGGCAAAATCGGCGGCGCCTTTGCCGGCCTGGCCGGCCTAGTCGGCGGCTGGCTGGGCGGTGCCTTCAAGGCCATCCCTGGCTTACTGGGGCCGGTAGGCAACGCGATCCAGAAGTTCGCTACGTCCATCCCTGGCTGGATCGGCAACGCTCTCAAGGCGGTGCCTGGTCTGTTCGTTGAAGCTGTGAAGGCGATCCCTGGCCTGTTTGCCGACCTGGCGGTTGCGATAAAGAAGTTCGCTGCGTCCGTGCCTGGCTGGATCGCGGAAGCCTTTGCGTCCCTGCCTGGCATCCTGGCCGGTGCGGGGCGGCTGTTCATCGAGTTCGCGCAGAACGTGCCGCGCTGGATCGCAGAGGCGTTCGGTAAGATACCGGAGATCGCCAGGGGCGCCCTCACTGGGGCGGCCGGCCTGGTGGGCGTTGTTACGGGCGCCCTGGGTGACGTGCTCGGGGCGATCATGGCCACGCCGATTGGCCAGGCCGTGTCGTGGTTTGTGGGCCAGCTGGTGGAGGGCTTCAAGGCCGGCTGGAATCAGGTCAACGAAATCACCGGCGGCGCCCTCAACGATCTCACGGGCAAGGCGTGGGAGATTGTCGAAGGCGTGGTGGGTGCCATTGCCGCCCTGCCTGGGCGGCTGGCCGGCCTGGCCGGCAGCCTTTTCAGCGGCGCGCTGGGCCTGGGCGGCGCCATTTTCGACGGGATCATGTCGGGCCTGAAAGCCGTGCCGGAAGCCCTGGGCGATTTGACGGGTGCGATCCTGGCCGTGTTCAAGACGGCGATCAACGCGGGGATCAACGCGATCAACGCCATAATCCCCGACAAGCTGGGCGTCTCGATCATGGGCCACTGGATCGGCTTCGATATACCGGACAACCCGATCCCCACGCTGGACTTCGACCAGGGTGGGATCGTGCCAGGCCCGCTCGGGGCGCCGGTGCTGGCCATGGTGCACGGCGGCGAGGAGATCCTGCGGCCCGATCAGCGCGGGGCGCCGGTATTCCAATTCAGCTGGGCCTTCCACGGCTACGACTGGGATGCGATCCGCCGCGCCATGCACGCGGAAGCCGACCGCGCCCTGAACGAAGCGATGGGCCAAGCAGAACGGCACACCTACCTGGCCGGCGCGCCACTCAGTCCTTACGTGGGATAGGGGGAACCATGGCCGCATTCGGGGCCTTCACGTTCGCGGGCGACGAGGAACCGGTCGCCGATAGCGGGTGGTCGCCAGGCAAGGCAATTTCCGATATCAACACCAACCTGGGGGCTGCCCGCGACAGTGTTCTAACCATGGGAATCTCGGGTGGCCGGCGCGTGCTGGAATTCTACCTTACGCCGGCGCGCATGGCGGCCCTGGCGGCCCTTATGAACACCACGGCCAACCTCACGGACTGGGAGGCGGTGCCGGTCGTCAAGTTGGCCCTGCTGAACGCCTGCGATTGCCTTGACGCCGTGATGGGTTCCTACGGCACCACGGCGGCCAGCCGGCGGGTGCGGATCGAGCTGATCGCGCAATGACCCTAGAAAGCATCTACCTGAACAACGATCCCCGCGCCGACGCCTACCGCGTGGTGATCGGCGGCGTCAACGTGCCGGCGGTGCTGAACGTTTCCTACGCCTACGCCCACAGCAAGGTGCCGACCTGCAGCATCCGCCTGCGGGCTGCGCTGGTGCCGGCCACGGCCATTTTCAACGCCAGCGTGCAGGTAGAGAAGGGATTCAACGGTATCACCACCCGCGTCTTCACCGGCACGGTGCTGAACCTCACCGGCGACGAACGGGCGCAGACGATTGAATGCCAGGGCATGTCGGCCCCACTCGACAACAACTACCACAAGGTGGTGGTGACGGCGGACGGCACCAAAACCGTTCACCAGCTGATCGATGCTTTGTTCGCGGCGGCCGAGATTGCCCACTACCACGTCGATCTGCCTGCCTACACCCCAGGCACCGTGGCACCGCAAACCGTCACGTTCGCCACCTATGGCGAGGCGATCAACAAGCTGGCCGAAATCGACGGCGGCCGCTGGTATGAACTGCCCGATGGCACGGTGCGGGTGGACGTGCGCGAGCCGGTGCCGGCCCCCACCAGCTGGCGCACCTACTTCTCGGGCGTGCTGACGGGCATCGTGGAAGGCTACCCCACGGGGATCGTGAGCGGCAGGCCCCGCCTGCGCCGCATCACCTACACCCAGCAGGCGCGCGATGTGAAGAACCAATGCTGGGTGCGCGGGGCCGTCGTCACGTCAACGAACCCCGATCTCACCCAGGACAGCATCACCATCGAAGAACACGCCTACGCCGACAGTCCATGGGTGGTTAACGGCGACGGCAGCCAGGCGTATAATGACGAGCTGTTCCCCAACCAGTTCATCGACACGGCGGTGAAGGCCGGCCTGGTGGCAGGCCGCCGCGTGGCCGTCACTAACCGCCTCATGACCCAGGTGGGGGCCGAGATCGACGGCGATCCCCAGGTGATGCTGGGCCTCACGTGCAACATCGAAGACCCCGCCTACAGCGGCACCACCGGCCGCTGGTTTGTGGAAGGGTACAAATCGGAGTTCAGCCCTGGCAAGTTCACCACCCAGCTGACGGCTATCGGCGGCCCCGAGGCCGGCGCCACGATCAACGTGGTGCCGTTTGCCTTCTTCACGCACGCCGTTGACCGCGAGGTCATGGGCGACCGCGAATGGTGCCTGCTGGGCCTGGACGGCAGCGGCAGCGTTGATCCGGACGGCACAATCGTTAGCTGGGCCTGGTCGGACAACCTGGGGCTGGTTGCCGGCGCCACGGCCGTGCTGACGCAGCGCGTCGACGCGGCGCTGATCAGCAGCCCGTGGGAAATAACCCTCACCGTCACGGACAACCTGGGCGCCACCGACACGCTCACGCTGCCGATCTCCTTCGCTGCCAGTGCCGCCGATGTCTACATACCGGCCATGTTCCTGGCGTTCGATGCTGACGCCAGCGGGTCGCCGGATGGCGGGATCAACTGGTACGATCAGGTATTGGCCGGTTGTATCAGCACCAGCGCCAAGGCGGCGGACGGTGTGAATTTCGGGATCGGCGTCTACGGCACCAGCGCCGGCGCGATCTACCGCACGACCGACTACGCCGCGACGGCCCCCACACTGGTCATGGCAGCCGTGGGCAGCCCCATGGCCTGCGTTTGGTGGGACATCGTGGTGAAGAACCGCGTGTGGGCCTGCACCGAGGACGCCAAACTCTACGTTTCGCTGGACGACGCCGCCACCTGGGCGCTATATGAGGACTGCCGCGTGAAGTTCGGGATCGCCACCCTGCGGCTGAACAGTATCGGCACGCCGGTCGCTGGCGGCGTCTGGATTTGGGGCGGCACCGGCACCGGCTACCCGTTTTACGCCTGGGATGCCGTCTGCGACCACAACTGGGGCGTGGGCCTGATCGCCGGCGAACTGGAAGCCGACCTGTTGGTGAGCGGCCATCCGGCGGACGTTTACATTATCGGCGCCGCCAACGGCGGCGACTGCCTGGCGATCATCCTCAACAGCGCCACCCACACGCCGGCCGTCTACACCAGCCTGTCCGGCGGCCTTGACGGCAACGATTGGAAACGCGCCCTGGGCGACGCCGGCGCCCTGGCGAAATCGCGCGGCAAGTGGGTCTGCAATGATGTGGCGGGCCAGTACGTTGTGGGTTTCAACGACAATCTGCTCTACAACATGCCTATCGTGGCCGGCGTGGGCACCATCGCCCTGGCGCCGGCTACGCTGGACGCCGGCGACGTGGGCAACCACATTCTGGCCCTTTACTGGTGGACGGGGATTGAGCAGGCATATCTCCTGGCGGCGGAACGCATGTCGGGCACGGCCAGCGACGGCACCCTTTACAAGACCTGGGATCGCTTCGCAAACGTAGACAAGGCGCGGCCGGCGCCGCCCTTCCCTGCCTGCCCCGCCGGCGCCAGGGGCAAGATGATCGCCATCGGCCCGCCAGGATTGGTTGAGCCAGGCCGTGTACTCGCCACCACAACAAGCGCTTCCCCGCGTGAGGCGACGCATCTTACCGCCTCCTCTTGGTCGGCTCTTGTGGCAATGACAGGCGTCACGGACAACAACCCATACCCGTTTTGCGCGACCCCGACCAACTGGTTCTGCACCAACGAGGGCGTTCCCGCATACACGAAGAACACTGGAATCTCCTGGGCGGCGCTCTCCGCATCCCTCACTGGCGATGCTGGGATAGGCCCACCGCAAGCCTTCTGCCGAGACGCGGGTGGGCGCATTTGGGCAATCGTTGGCGGGGCTGGTGCCCTGTCATTCTCCGTGTGGTACTCCGACGACGAGGGCGACAACTGGACGGTGTCGATTGCCGATACGGGATTCGGCACCTACGTTGCAATGTGCATTGCAGCGCACCCGTCTAATCAAAACATGTTGTTCCTGTTCGGTACGGACAAGTTCATGCATGGCTTCACGCGCACTACGATCAATCGCGGGGTTTCCTGGACTGAGACGTTAGGCGGCACACGTCCGAACATTGGCACAGTTGGGGTGCCGTGGGCTTTTAACGCGGCGATTCTCTCCAACGGCAGGTTCGTGGCCTCCGGTGTGCTTGAAACGGGGGGGGCTACCCGCTGGTGCATCATGATCAGCGACGATCTGGGGGTCACCTGGACAACGGTTTACTCCGAAGATGATGCCAGCGTCGCCTATTTGGGCCTCGGGGCAACATTTGGCGGCAAGGTCGTTGTCTGGCGTGAAGACAACGCGGGCAACTTTGGGCGACCGCTGGTCTCGACCAATTACGCAACGAGTTTCGGGATCGTCTCGCCTTCGCAGACACTCCAGGATTTTGTCGGTGCGGCTGTTGCTGCTAGAGATACGGCTTATGATGCAGAGTCCGACACGCTATATGTTTCGACAAATATACCAGCTTTTGCTGTCTGCAAACTAACGCCGATGGATGCGAGCGGGGTCTGGTCGAACATGAAACTGAATATCGCCACCACGACATTTGGGATGGGCAATCTTGCCGCGATCCCGCACAGGTAGGGTAGGGAATGATTGATCAAATAGGGGTGATCCATGAACGGCTGCAGGATCACGACATCACCCTGCGCGATCTCAAGCGGCGGGTGGAAGCCGTCATGGTGGGCGATTCTGTCCGCGCCGATGCAATCGACGGCATCATACCGGCCGCCAACGCGCCGGTGAATTGGTTCTACAACGGCAACCTGCTGGGCGCCGGCACCAGGGCCGATTGGATCGCCGGCGCTGGCGTGTGGATCAGCGGCACGTTCGTGGCTGGCCGCGCCTACTACCTGATCGGGGCCTATGCTACCGGCGGCGGCGGCACCTCGGGCACCGTGGCGTGGTATGTCGAGCACGACCACTTCTGCGATGCCTTGGAGGCCGAATTGGCCGCCGGCGCGGGCATCTGGATCAGCGGCACGTGCGAGGCGGGCGGCACCCACGCCAAATTCGAGATCGGGGCCTACGCCAGTCCTGGTGGCGCGGGCGATGATATACTGGCGCTGACCTACGCGGTCGCGTTCTAGGAGGGCACCATGGCCAGCACACCGCAACCAGTCTCGGCACAGATTGACGATGCGGCCACCGATCTTTACGAGGCCTTCGTGGAGGGCGGGGCCACGCGCGCCATGGTGGTGAGCCTTGACTTCACGAACGTGACCGATAGCGATCTGACGCTGGACGTTTGGGTGGAAGGCGGGGGCATAAGCCGCTACCTGTGCAACCTGCTGCCCATACCGGCGCGCGAATCGGCCCAGTGGCGGGGCATGGTGACGATCAAGGACGACACCTACAAACTGCGCGGCCTTTCCACGGTCGCCTTGTCGGTTGACGTGCTCGGAACTGTAGTGGAGAACGCCTAGATGAAGGGCCTACAGGTCTACCAGCCGCCGCCGCACCGGATACCGTCGATCCTACCCTTCCGCAGCGGCGGGTTCTACGACGCTGCCTTCCCATTCAATTCTACAGTCCCAAATACTACCACCAACACCAGCTATTTGTGGCTCCTTCCGTCGTGGATTCCGCTGCCCTCCCTGCTGGTCAAACTAGGCATCGAGGTGACGACCTTCAATGATGCGGCTTCCTGCCGAATAGCCATGTACGACGCGGCTTTCGCCTGGGATGCCGCCCACCGGCGCCCCGTGCTGGTCCCCTACCCTGACAAGTTGATCTGTGAGACGGGTGCGATCAGCCTGGGCACCTCAAACGACTACAAGTCCGGTGCCGTCACTTACCGGAACGGCTACGAGAAGTTGCCGCAGGGTCTATGTTTTGCGGCCTTCAATCAGTATGGGGCTGCCGCCGCGACTGTCCGCGCTAATGCAAACGCCGTCTACACTGGCTTCCTGGGATGTGGGTATCCTACTAGCACGAACTCGGCACTATGGGTCAGCCTGTGGGGCGTTCTTAGAATTGACGCCTTTAGTCTGCTCAACACGGCTGGGTGGCCTCGGCGCTTCCCCATGCAGAGTATGGCGGCTAATACGATGCAGAACGGCACAGTTAGTCACCCCCGCGTAGTAATGGAGTTCTAATATGACAGGCTGGAACCGAACCGATGCCCTGCAACTAGCCCCCGCCTGGCCGCCCCATGCCGGCGGGCGGTTCTACGGCAACCTTTGCGAGACGGTAACAACCACGCTAGCGTTGACAGCAAACATCCTCTACGCGATGCCCTTCTTCGTGCCCACGACGACGCCCTACACCAGCATTTCCATCGAGGTCTCAACGCTTAAGGCTGGCGCGAGCATCCAGTTAGGCATCTATCGGGACAGTAGCGGCGTGCCTGGTGCCCTGGTATTGGACGCCGGCAACGTCTCGGCGGCCGCTACCGGCCTTAAGACGATCGTGATCGCGCAGACGTTGACGCCAGGCTGGTATTGGCTGGTGGGGCTGGCCAGCGACACGCCGACCGTCCGCGCCTGTTCTATCAACAGTGCCCTGCGCTTCCTGGGTAGCCCAACGGGGCTCGATGTGGTTAATCATGTCGGTTGGAGCGTGGCCCAAGCTTACGGCGCCCTGCCGAACCCCTTCACCGCCGGCGGTGCCCTCCTGGTGGGCAACGCGCCCCGCGTCATGCTGTCCCTGTAGCCGGCGTCGCTTGCCACGGGGCCGCGAACGGCGCTACAATTCGGGCCATGAATGCGCCTGCAGCTGCGGCCCTTCTCCAAAGCCCCGAAGTGATCGGCATGATCGAAGCAGCTGCCCACCGCGCGGGCATCTTCCATGATGGCGTGGGCTACCTGGCCCGCGAAGACGTGCTGGCGGAACTGAGAGAGCAGGCCGTGATCGCCGCCCGCGACTACAACCCCCAGGTGGGCAAGTTCACCACGTTCCTCTGGCTGCGCCTGCGCGGCCACGCGATAGATCTCCGGCGCCGGCACGGGCGCCTGGGCCGCAACGGCCAGGCCCGCCCCATCGAGGTGGCCTTCCCCGAGTTGCACCGTGGCCACCATGAAGAAGGCCGCAGCGGCGAGGTTGACGAATTTGGCCCAGGCTTCGAGAGCGAACCGCTGCTCGTTGACGGCCAGCGGATCGATCCCTGGCGGGCCATAGAACTGGCGGCCGATCTGGAAGCCACGATTGCCGCCCTGCCGGCCAGCGAGCGGGCGGTGCTGTTGATGCGCGACTACGCCGGCGAGACGCCCGAGAACATAGCCGCCATGTTCGGCACGGAACCCGACGAGGCCCGCCAGCTGCGGCGCCACGCGGTGCGGCGCATGCGCATCGGCCTGGCCCCCCGATAACTGTCGACCATAGTGGTGAAGGGGAGGGCCATGCAGGACACGGCCTCACAAAAAATGCCCCAAGGCTCGCTGGATCGAATCGTCGGCGCGGTGCAGCAGGCGCAAAAAGACTTCGAGGAGAAGATATGGCCGCTGTTCTGCAAAGCCGTCGATGAGAAGCTGGACGCGATCAAGGGGCAGGTTGACGCGGTTGCCATCGCCCAGGGCGACATCAAGCGCGATATCAACGGCTGGGCGAAGGCCCAGGCAACGCGCGAGGGCGCCTGGGCGATGCTGCGGACGCAAGGGTTGATCTTCCTGCGGGTCTTCGCGGCATTCGGCGGCGCCGGCGCGGTAGGCGCCGTCGTCTTTTGGTTGCTGGCCCTGGTCACGGGGCACCAGTAGGGGGCCGCCCATGTCACCCGAAGCCTTCCGCGTCGCCTGGCTCATGTGGTTCCTGGGCGCCCTGGGGGCGGTGCTGGCCTTCACGGCTGCCTTCCTGGTGATCGAAATCCTGGCCCTGGCAAACGCCCAGCCTGGCGACACGCTCACCGAAGTCACCCGCACGGTGCTGGCCCACCCGTTCAGCTTTTGGTGGTGCTTCTACCTGGCCGGCCTGGTCGTGATCGTTGGGGTGATTGGCTGGCTGGGGCCGCACATGCTCGGGATGGGCAAGATATGGTAGGGGGCACCCATGTTCCTGGCCCTCGAATTCACCACGCCCCCTGAACACGCGGCCCGCTGCTGGACGGTTACACGGGCGCGGGCCTTTATCGCCGCCGCCGTGGATCTCACCGGCCTGCAGGCGATCCACCAGATGGGCGGCCGGTTTGGCGGCAAGGTGATGCTGCTGCAGCTGATCGCCGAATCCCACATCGCGGTGCACCTGAACCCCAAGGACGAACCGGCGCCCTACGGCGCCGTGCACGTGTTCAGCTGCAGGGACTTTGACGAGGCGGATATGATCAAGCTGACGGCCACGTTCTTTGTCGCCGATGGCGGCACAATCCTGCCCCGCACCCTGCCACGTGGCCAGCTGCCGGAGGTGGCCCATGCCCCCTGATTGGATACCAGGCGTCGACGGCAGCTACACGCGGCTGACGGCCGAAGCGGCGGCCGATCTGCGGGCCGCCGGCGAACTGGTTTGGTGGCAATGCCTGTGGACGGGCGCCGACCAGCCCGCCAACCGGATCGACAACCTGCGGATCGCAATCGCGGCCGGCTTGATCCCGATGGGCTATATCTCCGTCACGGGCAACCACGACGGCGCCTGGCACGTGCAGCAGGGGCGCGCCGGCGTGCCCGACGACCTGTGGGCGCAGCTGGTGCTGGTGGTGGTGGACGTGGAACTGCCTGGCATCCCCTGGTGCACGGTGCGCCAGGCCGTCGATCTGCTGGCCGCGCTCGAGTACGGCGCCAAGCGGCGGGCGATCTACACCAATTATCACGCCTGGGTCGATCTGATGGGCAACCCCACCACGTTCACCGACTGCCTGCTGATCAATGCCCTGTGGGATCAAGACCCCGATATCGACTTCGCCGGCCTGCCTTACGGCGGCTGGACGCTGGCCCAGCTGGTGGGCGAGCAGTTCAACGGCGGCACCGAGATCGGCGGCGTCTACGTTGACCTGGACATGTTCAACCGGCACCTGCTATTGGAGGAGACGATGCCCATTCCGCTGCCCGCAAACCCCACCCGCGTCGACCTGGCCCTACGCTGGGCCGGCATGATCCTGGCCGGCGATCCTGCCCTGGCCGAACAAGCCTACATGGAAATGAAGTACCTCCGCGCCCTGGCCGGCCTGCCGAACTGATGCCCGTCCTGCGCTATTGCGGCGCCCGCCCCCGCACCATCGTCGGCCCCAGCACCGGCAAGGACTACGCCTGCCGCTACGGCGAGACGGTTGACGTTGACCAGGCCGACGTGCAACCCCTGCTCCGAATGCGGAAGCCCAGCTGCGACTGTGGATCACTGTTTCGCCTCGTGCATCGGTAGCAAAAAAGCCCCTCTGACCCCTTGCGCCCCCTAGCCGCCACGGTTAGACTTTGGCGAGCGGAGGTGCGCCATGAGCAGCGAACCATGGGATCGGCGCGGCCAGGGGCCGTGGGATTTCACGCCCGACCAATACCAGCGGGTCGTGGTGCGCCTGGCCGGCTACCATGTGGGAGCCGGCGCCGCGATCCTCATGCGCGACCTGGCCGGCTGCTTCTCCGATATCGAAGGCCGCGCCCTGCGGGCGATCCTTTCCAAAGCGGACGCCACCGAGTTCGTGCTGTGCACCGGCGATTGGGGCGTCTACGTGGCCGAATATGCCGAGGAAGTTGAAGCGTCTGCGCGGCGGCTGTTCTCCCAGGCGGCACGGATGAACAAGCGGGGCCGCGCCAAACTGCTATATGCCCAGGTCAACCTGGGGCGGCGGCACCCGATCATGCCAGGCTTCGAGCCGGAGGTGCCGGCGGAAGGCGAGGAGGGCGACGACGCCGATGTCTACTGACGGCTGGCTGGTTCTTGCTGGCGTTTGCATGATTGCGATCAACTTGGGCAGCGACAAGCCGTACTGGCGCGTCGTCTCCCAATGCTGCCTGGCGTTGACGGCGACCTGCATTGTGATTCTCAGGGTGTTGTAATGACGACCGACCGCGAGCGCGCCGTGGAAGCCGCCCGCGTGGGCAAAGGCGGCCAGCCAAGGCTGCTGTGCGCCCAATGCGGCGCTCGGGTGGTGCGGCGGGGCACCAGCCTGTTCTGCCCCAAGGAAGTGACCCATGTTGGCCTGGCCCTGCCGGCCAGCGCCCAGGAGGCGCGCCTGCTGGTGGCCATGCGCGTGCGCCCCTCGGATTGGCGCATGGATCAGCTGGACGGGTTGCCGGTGGCCTTGCGCAACCGGCTGGCCTACCTTATCATCCGCGACCACAACTGGGGCGATCACCGGCTCTGCGATTGGCTCCCCAAACTGGGGGCCGACCGGCCGGAATGTGCGCCCGTCAGTCGGCCAGTAGTTAGCCTCTGGAAAGGAAGGCGCCCATGACGAGTGGAAATGAAACTGCCCTGGTGGAAGTAGGCTACCGGCCCCTGCCGGTCACGGTTGAACGGCAGGAGGCGATGTCGCGCTACTTCACAATGTCCCTGCGGCCCAACGAGAACGCGCCGCCCATGGGCAAGCTGCGCGAGTTCGCGGCGGTGGCGATCAGCCTGGGCCTGCACCCCCTGGCGGGCGAGGTGATGATCTACGAGGGCAGCCTGTACGTCACCATCGACGGCCGCCGGCGCCTGGCCATGCGGCACCCCGACTTCGCCGCGATCCAGCCCAGCATCGTGACCGATCCCGCGATCCGCGAGGCCATGCAGGCCAGCCGCCCAGGCGACGTGCTGGCCATGTGCCACCTCTACCGCAAGAGCACCCCGATCCCCACGATCCAGTATGGCCTGGTGCGCGAGGGCGAACGCTACCCCAGCACCCGCGAGATGGAAAAGCTCGGCGTGACGAAGGCCCAAGTTGACGGCGCCAGGTCGGCGCACAACCCCGCGCAGGTGATGGACTTCGCCACCAACCCCGAGGCCAAGGTGCGGCCCCTGATCACCCAGCCGGCGATCATGGCGATGAAGCGGGCCGAGGGCCGCTGCCTCAACCTGATCGCCCAGGTGGCCCTGCCCACCTTTGACAACGAACTTGACAGCCCCGTTGGCGATGATCCGAATGGTCGGGGGGAAATCATCGACGCCGAGGTGGTTGAGGAACCGTCAGCGCCGCCGGTGGCGGAAGCAGAACGGCCACCAAGCCCTTCAACTCCGACGCCGGCGCATGACGGGCCAGAAGAAGAACCGGCCAAGGCGGAAGCCGCGCCCGCGCCTGGGCGGCCGCCGGCACGGGCCACCACCAGCCGCCCCCCGCCACCCAAGGCCGAGACGCGGGAGCCAGTCGGCGGGGGCGTCCTCAACCCGCCGGCCAACATGGAACAGCTGCAGCGGTTTGCGATCCAACACCTGCACTTCAAGAATGCCATCGAGATCTGCAACGCCCTGGGGGTTCAGGCGCTAACCGACGTCAAAGACCTGCCAGGGGCATGGCGCGATCTGTGCCGATTGAAGGGGCAATAAGGAGGTACGATGCCCAGGGGAATACCGAACAAGAAGCCGCTCGATCCAGGAACCACCGCCTACAGGATGGCGGTGGAATATCTCGACAACCGCCTCGACGTGGGCGCCCTGGTGGACACAATCACGCAAAACGTGCAACTGCGAGACGGCAGCGGCGTTGCGCTGCAGGGGGAAGAAACCCTTACGACGGCGGAAGCCATCGCCCAGGCGGCCGAGCCGCTGGCCATCTTCCTTGCACGGCTGCGCGAGGTGCTAACCCTGCGCGGCTGGGGGCCGGCGCCAATCTTCGAGATCATGCTGTCGGGCCGGATCAGCGGCTTCCAGCCCAAGGAGGCCGGCGGCGCCCAAATCCTGCAGGTGAAGTTCGACGCCGAGCAGTTGGACGCTGCCTGCCTGCCCAACCTGTGGCGCGCCCAGGGCCAGAAGTGCGGGGCGGCCTTCCGCATCGCCGGCGTGCAGCTGGGGATGGAAGGCGGCATGCCGGCGGCCCAGGATCTCGACGCGATCATTGCCGACCACGAAACCGGCATGCACGACAAGCAACCGGACTGGGCCTGCCCGCTGTGCCTGGCGGCCAACGCCGAGGCGCGCCTGCGCGAGCGCGATGCGGAGGAGGAAACGCTATAGCGCATACACACTTTAAGGACTTGACGGTACGCGGGGCGGGCTTTACGCTCGCCCTACATCGTCTCCCCAAGGCCCGTTTTTACAGCGGAAAGGAAGCCGTCTCCATGCCGCAACCGGCCCGAAAACTGCCCCCAGGCGTTCTCGACATCGATGCTCCGCAGTACAGTTTCCCGCCCAATTTCCCAGAAGTGAATTCGCCGACACCGCGCGTAGTTCCGACTGCCATACCGAATTCCATCGCCCAGGCCCCCCGCCGGTTGTCGGCCACCGACGCGCGGCTGGTGCGGTTTCTGCGAAGTCGCCTGGGCTTCCAGTTCGGGGCCGAATACTTCGTGCGAAAGCATGGTGCGCACGCGATCTTGGCGGCCCTGCATGATGGCATACTCGTATGGATCGAACGCCATGAAACCTACCACGACGCTGAGGGCAACCGGCGGCTGCGCACCGTGGACGAACGGGTGCCCAACCCGCGCCTGAAATCGCCGGCCGCCGTCCTCAACAAAATGCTCAACAACCCTTGATCCTGCTAACCGCAGCGGTTAGACTTGGCGGGCAACCGAGGGCACCTTAGCGGCCGAAAGGAGGCATCATGCTTGTCGAAGAAGTAAGGGCCACCCAAACCAAGATCGGCCTGATCACCCAGGTGGTGGTTGACCTGCCGCTGCAGGAAATGGCCGAGGAGATCGAGCGGTACGATGTACTCGGGCCGTTCCTTGATCCGACCGCCTGGCTGGAAAGCGAACACGGCATGCGGGAATGGAAGCAACTGATCACCCCGCTGATCCAATTCCAGAAGGTGGCCAGGGGCCTACTGGCGCCGGCGGCCCACCGCCAGTAGGCCCCCGATGAATAGCACCACGATCAAGGGCGTCGCCTGCGCCGACCTGCACCTAGGGATCGACAACGTAGGCGGCGATAACCCCGATGGCCTCCCCTACCGCGTGCAGGACTACCTGCGCAACTTTGGCCAGGCCGTGGACTGGGCGATCAAGGAGCCGGTCGATCTGTTTGCCTTCGCCGGCGACCTGTTCAAGAGCCGCAACCCGCCGCAGCGCATCCTGGCGCCGGTGGTTGAGCAGTTCCGCCGGCTGCAGCGCGCCGGCATCGTGGTGCTGATCGATCAGGGCAACCACGAGGGCGACAGCACGCCAGGCCGCGCCAACGTGATCGATACGATCACCTGCTACGGCGACGACTACGGCATCTTCGGTTTCAACCGGCCCGAGACGCGGGCGATCCAGCTGGCCGGTGGCAAGCCCTGCTGGGTGATCGCGGTGCCCTGGGCGCGCGTCAAGCACCTGGTGGCCGAGGCCGAGGGCCTGCCCTACGATCAGCTGATCGCGGCCGCCAATGAGGCCCTGCACCACGACATTGCGCTGCTGGGCGGCCTGGTGGTGCACGACGCCTGGCCGACGATTTTCCTGGGCCACCTGGCTTTCGCCGGCGCCGACCGCGCCAGCGAACAGTGGATGACGATGGGCTACGAGCCGACCATCACCGGCGCCGATCTGCCGCCCTGCGACCTGGCGATCCTGGGCCACTACCACTGGGGCAAGGTGCTGCAGGCGCCCATGCCGGCCTTCTACTGTGGCAGCATGGCACGGATCGACTTCGGCGAGGAGGGCCAGGACAAGATGTTCTGGTCGTTTGAACTCGATCCCAGCCTGCCCGCCGGCCAGCGTTGCACCAGCCTGGTGCCGCACCTGCTGGACGACAGGCCCTTCAAGACGTTGCACTACACCGTGGTGCCGTCATGCCCAGCAGAATCAATCAACGTGGGCTTCCAGTTGTTCCTTGGGGAAAACGATGTGGCGGGCGCCGTTGTGCGCTGCCGGATTGACTTCGCCACGGCCGACCAGGCCGCCGCCTTCGACCAACTGGCAGCCGAGCGCGCCCTTGACGCCGCCGGTGCCTGGTGGGTGGCCGGCATTGAGCGCAATGCGCCCCAGGCTGACCGCCGCTGGGAAGGCGCGGACGTGGCCGGCGCACCGCCGGCGGAAATCCTGCGCGCCTACCTGGCGCAATCGGAACCCGACGAGCAGCGCCGTGGCCGGCTGCAGGATGAAGGGCTGGCGCTTATCGGGGCTGGACAGCAATAACCGCCACGGTTAGACTACCGGCAAAGGAGGCGCCCATGTTACCGACACGGATCAGGTTGACCAACTTTCTGTCGCACGAGGCGACGGAAATCGATTATACCGGCTGCCACCTGGTGGCCCTTGCCGGCGAGAACGGCGCCGGCAAGTCCGCCCTGGCCGTCGACGCCCTTACCTGGTGCCTGTGGGGCGAGGCGCGCGGCCGCAGCGACGACGACCTGGTGCGCCAGGGCGCCGACGAGTGCGAAGTGGAGGTGGAGTTCGAGGCCGGCGGCCAGCTGCACGGTGTGGTGCGCCGGCGCCGGCTACCGCGCGATGGCCGCGCCGGCGTGAGCGCCCTGGCCTTCCAGCTTTACGGCCCCACCTACGGCACCGGCTTTCAGGACTTGACGCGGGAGACGATCCGCGAAACCCAGGAGGCGATCAACGCCGCCTGCGGCATGGACTACAAGACATTCAGCCACACCGCCTGCCTGATCCAAGGGCAGGCCGATCAGTTCACCACGGCCGCACCAGGCGCTCGCAAGGACGTGCTGGTGTCGCTGCTGGGGCTGACGGCCTGGCAGGGGTGGGCCGGCCTCGCCCACGAGCGCCTGCGGGCATCACAGGCCGACATTGCGGCCGCCGACGCCTCGCTGGCAGCCGCAGCCGAAGAACTGCAGCGCGCCACGGGCCTTGACGCGCTGCTGGTGGCCATAGACGAGGGCCTACCGGCCGTCACCAAGGCCCTGGAAGACGCCGAGGCCCAGGTGGCAACGTGGCAGGGCAGGCTGCAGGAACAGGCGGCCGCCGACGCCCAGCTGGCCGGCCTGCTGGACATCTCCACGCGGCAGCGGGCGGAAGTAGACGAACGGGCGGAACGCATCCTGCAGATCGGCCGCGATCTGGCCAGCCTGCCCAGCGACGAGCAGATGGCCACCAGGCGGCAGGCCCTTGTCGATTGCGACGCCAAGGCCGCCCAGGCGCCCCACCTGCGGGCGGCGATGGACGCCTACACGCAGGCCGAACTGCAGCGCAAGAACACCAACACCCGCCTGCGCCAGCTGCAGCAAGACCTGGCCACGGCCGAGGCGGCCCTTGACCGCGAGCCGGAAAAGCCGGCCGATCTGAAAACCTGCCCCACCTGCGGCCAGGCGGTGGCCGGCGAGGCGCACCAGCACATGGTCGATACACTGGCGGCGCGCCGGCAGGAAACCCAGGTGCGCATCGATGGGCTGGAACTGCACATTGACGCCGAACGCCAAGACCTGGCGGCGATCCCGATCATGGAGCAACCGGATGCGGCCGCCCTGGTGGCAGCCGAGACGGCGGCCCGCACGTTGCCCGACCTAAAGGCCACCGTGGCCGCAGGCGAGGAACGCCTGCGCAACGCCGACAACCTGCGCCAGCAGCAAGCCGAACAGGGCCAACTGCAGCGGGCCGCGCTTGACGAAATCAACCGGCGGAACGTCCTGATCAACCGGATGCGGCAGGATCGCGCTGCTGCTGGCGACGCCAAGGACAACGTGGCCACCTGGCAGGCTGAGGCCAAGGCGCGCCAGGCGGAACTGGACGAACAGATGGGCCGCCGGCACAACCTTGAAGGGCAGCTGGAAGCGGCCGCCCGCACCAGGGCGCAGGCCGACAAGACCCGCCAAACGCGGGCCGTCGAGGCCGAACGCGCCAGCCTGTGGGAACAACTTGAGGCCACCTTTGGCCCGCGCGGGATACAGGCCATGCTGATCGACGCGGCCCTGCCGCAGATCACCGATGAGGCGAACCGGCTGCTGGCCCTTATGGCCAGCGGGACGACCATAGAACTGACGACGCAGCGCGCCGGCAAGACAACGGGGCGGCAGATCGAAACCCTGGACGTGATCATTGCCGATGCCCAGGGCACCCGCCCCTACGAGAATTATTCGGGGGGCGAGCGGTTCAGGATCGACTTCGCTATACGGATCGCCCTTTCGCGGTTACTGGCCAGGAGGGCACAGGCGCCATGCGAAGTGCTGATCGTGGACGAGGGCTTTGGCAGCCAGGATGGCAATGGCAGGACGGGCCTGGTGGAAGCCCTGGCGACGGTGAAGGAGCAATTTCGGCTGATACAGGTGATCAGCCATATAGACGACCTGCGGGAAATGTTCCCGCAGGTGATCACCGTGACCAAGACGGCAACTGGTTCAAGGGCCAGCCTGTCGTGAACGACGGCACGGCGCACAACCGCCGTGCCGGCACCAACAAGGGCAGGATCGCCGGCCACCGGAGACTGCGCCGGCGCATGCACATGTGGCTGTCCTGGGTGTTCAGGCAGCCTTTCAGGTGAGGAGGGAACCCTTTGGCGATCCAATACGCGCCCAAGAGCTGGAACCCCGTTTCCGGCTGTTCGCATGTTTCCGAGGGCTGCGCCCATTGCTGGGCCGAGCGCATGGCACGGCGGCGCCACCAGGAATGGGGCCACGTCGAGATCCCGACCAACCCCAAGGTGCTGACGGCGCCCCTGGCCTGGCGCGATCCCCTGGTGGTGGCCACGGCTTTCATGGGCGACCTTTTCCACCCCGACGTGCCGGACAGCCACTTGCTGGCGGTGTTCGCCGTCATGCTGGCCGCCGAGCGCCACACGTTCCTGCTGCTGACCAAGCGGCCCGAGCGCATGCGCGACTGGCTGGTGGGGCCGCCCGCCCTGGCCGGCTGGCCTGGGGCCTACAGCAACGTCTGGATCGGCGTGAGCGTGGAAAACCAGGCCCGCGCCGACGAGCGGGTGCCGATCCTGCTGGGCACACCAGGCCACCACTGGCTGTCATGCGAGCCACAGCTGGGGCCGATTGACCTGTCGCGTTATCTACCGAACCCACTCCATCGTCTAACCGGCAGGCCGATGCTCGACTGGATCGTGGTCGGTGGCGAAAGTGGCCTTGACGGCCGGCCCTTTGACCCCGAAGTGTGGGCGCGCGTGATCCGCGACCAATCCGCCACGGCAGGGGTGCCGTTCTACATGAAGCAGATGGGCACCTGGTGGGCCAAGCATGAAGGCGTGCGCGAGGTGGACTTTGCCGGCCGGAACATGGAATACTGGCCGCCCGATCTGCGGGTGCGCCAGCTGCCGGAAGCGTTGATGGCCAAGGGTGGCACCATGCCGAAGGGAAGGCGGGCCGATGGGAAGGAACCGTAACGGCCAACAGTCCAGCGGCAAGACGGAATGGGAGACGCCGCCCGCCCTGGTGGCGGCCGTGGCGGCCGACCTGGGGCTGCAGTACGGGTTCGAACTTGACCCAGCCGCCCGTGCCGACAAGGTCAAGGCCCAGTTCTACTTCGGCCCCGATCAGGAAGAAGAACTGCTGCGCGACGGCCTGGCGATCTCCTGGTTTGGCACCGTATTCCTGAACCCACCCTACGGGCGCGGGATCGGCAAGTGGGCGGCCAAGGCCCATGAGGAAGTGCTGGCCGGCCGTTGCGAACTGGTGGCGGCCCTGCTGCCCAACAACAGCGCCAGCCGGTGGTGGCACCGGCACGTCATGGACTGCACCGAAATGTGGATGCTGGATCGGCGCGTCAGGTTCGTGGGCGAGGCCAACAGCGCGCCCTTCGACAACGTGATCGTGGTGTGGCGCGCCCACCAGCTGGGGCGCCGCTACCTGAGAGGGTTCGGTTGGAAAGATGTTCGGGTGGAGACGGAAGCGGCAGCCGCAGGCGTCGCCGCTGGCGATTGAGTTCGCCAGGCGCCTTGGCCGCGCTGTGTGGCTGCGCAAACAATGGGCGCACCTGATCAGCGACGCCGGCGTGCGCCAGCTGGATCATGCGGCCTTCAGTGCGTACCTCGATCTCCGCGCCCTGGGCGCGGTTGATGGGCAGTCGTTCAGGCGGGAGGACACCGGCCACGGGGCCGGAGACGCCGGTTCAAATCCGGCCGCCCAACCAGCACAGGAAGGGGGGCGATATGAACGCCCGTAACGGGAGAAAGGGACAATAGCCGGTCGGCGCCGGCAGCGCCTACTGCTTGGAGGCATGGTGGCGCTGGCGCTAGTTTTCGGGAACGGAGGCACAGATGGACATAGAATCGGCAGGTTTGGGCTTCGCGGTTGGCTGGGGGGCCTGTGGCCTGACGGTGGCGCTGTGGTTTGCAGCGTTATCGGGCCGCCCGCGCCGGCACCAGGAACCAACGCACAAGCCTATTCGCTTCGCGCCCCACTTGAGGCCAACCTTGGTCGGGCCGGCGTCGGCATTGACCGGCGCCCTGTCCTGGTTGATCCGCCTGCTGGGCAGGCGCTAACTGCTGCCGTCGCGCTGGCCCCAGCGGCAACCCCGCCGCTGTTGGGGCCGGCCGACCTTGCCGCCGCCTTCACCGCCGGCTACACCGCCAACGGCGGGCCGCCGGCCCTACTTGACCACCTCCTCAACGTGATTATCCCCTGCGAATCCCACTGGAATGTTGACCCCGTTGGCGAACACGCCGGCCTGCTACAGTTCAGCGACGATACCTGGGCCAAGTGCGCACGCCCAGGCGCCGACTACCGCGATCCGTTCGAGCAAGGCTGGGCCGCTGCCTGCTGGATTCCGCAGATCGACCCCGCAAGTTCGGCCGGCTGGCGCGCCTGCTGGGGCTATTGATGGCGCGGCCAAGAGGCTTCGCCGACGTGGGCGGCCCGATGGCAACCGATGCAGCAATAGAGAAGATTGGCGGGGTCATGGTAAACGGCGGGATCGCATCCCCTGACATGGACGTGGTGGGTGTTGCCCCTCGCCGTTACCTTGCGGCACATCTCGCAGCAGCCGCCCGCCCTGGCTTTGATTAGGGCAACGGTTTCGGCTGGCGGTGCACAAAGCTGTTGGGCGCGCTGTCGCGATATGCCTTCCCTGAACGCGATCTCGGCGTATGAGAGGCCCTGCACCCGAAGCATGACGAAGGCCAACCGGCGTGCCGCCCCTGGTTTGCCGTGGCCTTTGCGCGCAGCCGTTTCGGCGCAACGCCAACAGAGAGCACGCCCCTTGCGCATCTTCCGCCCACATTGGGGGCAGGTGGCGGATCGGCAGGCGTAGTACGGATCGATGGTCTGCCGGCAACGATGGCAAACGTGGGCCGCCGCATGCTTCTGGCGGCCGCATTGTGGGCATGGATTCATTGTCTTTTGATAGGCCATGGCCCAAAGGATAGGCGATTTCGGGGCCAGACTGCAATCTTTTTTGAAAATAGTCGCCGAAAGGCCGAAAATAGAGGCCGAACGGACTTGACAAGTTCTAACCGTGGCGGTTAGAGTCGACATACCAGGAGGCGAGCGAATAGAACCCACACGAGGCAAGGCGCAGGCCAGACCCAACAAGCGCCGCAGCAAGTAGGCCCGCCAGTACCACCGAGACGGTCACGGCGCGCAAGCCCCCAACCGGCGGGGGATGCCGAGAGAGCCCGAAGTGCCCACGACGCGGGGGTAGGTGAGGAACGGGGCCGAAAGCGACCAGGGCAGGTGCCCAGGGGAATGCGAAGGGGCCGAAGAAGGGAAGGACGGGGCGCCCACCAGGGCGCCTTTGCATGCCAAGAAGGCCCTGGACACACAATCGCATATGGAGCCGAAACAGGGGCTTCCTGCCCCTGGACGTGGGCCTGGCGGCAGCGGTGGCCGCCACCCTTTAACCTGCCATGCGCCGGCGGGGCAGCGCCGGCGGACGGACGGTTAAACAAGCGACCGAAAGGAGCGCGAACCATGGCCTACAGGTGTTCCAGCTGCAACCTGTTCTGCAGCCTTGACGAGCCGGAATTCGAGGCCAGCGAACCGGAGTACGACGGCGATGAAGTGAGCGTGGAAATCGAAGCCACGTTCAACAGCGCGTGCTGCGGCGACACGGCCGCCACGGCCAGCTACACCGCAACCGGCAACCCCGACTTCGACCACAAAGAGGAGTGCGTGTCGGGCAAGGCCGGCGACGCCGAGTACACGCTGGAAGCGGCTGATCCGCAGGCCACCGACCGCTATCAGACCACGGATCGGCACGGCAAACCGATCAAGAACCCGCGCTACCAGCGGCACTTCTACGGCGTGGAAGTGGACGTGACCGTTACGTGCGACGAGTGCGCCGCCTCGGAAACGGTGACGGCCAGCGACGAGCAGGGGCCACCGGAGGAGGCATAACCAGCAGGGGGCCTTCTGCCCCCTTACGGGCGCAGGCGCGGGCCTGCCCCCGTATCGACGCAGAAGGAGGACGACATGATCGAGAAGGGCACGATCAAAGTCGGCGACGAACTGGAAGGCTCGCACAAAGGCACCACCTACCACGTTCGCGCCATAGCGGCCAACGGCGACGGCACCATGGTGTTCGAGGCGTTGGACGGGCCTAAGTCCGGCGAGCGGTTCAAGTCGCTGTCGGCGGCTGCAGCTGCAACCGGCAGCGTGCGCAACGGCTGGACGTTCTTCTCCCTGGCCGGCAAGGCCCCGCTCAAGGGCGGCCGGCCGAAGAAGAACGGCAACGGCCTGGTGCAACGGTTCCGCTGCACCGCCTGCGGCTCGATCTACAAGACCGAAAAGCAGGCAACCGAGTGCCACAAAGGCCACGCGGGCGAGGGCAAAGCGGGTTTCGAGCCGGTGATGGTTGACCCCATGGGGCCTTCCAAGGACGCGCCGGCTGGGGGCCTGGCCCCCGAGAAGCCAGCCCGCAAGGCGCGGGTGAACGCCACGGCGCGGCTGGAAGCCATCGCTGCCGGCCGCGACGCCAACAAGCCGCGCAAGGCCAGGCGGGCCAACCTGGGGCCGCCCCCGTCGACCAAGCGCAAGGCGCCGGTGCGGCGGGCGCCAGCCGAGCACACAGCCTAAACACCGGAGGGGCTTCCGGCCCCTTCGCCTGCCCAGGTGCGGGCCTGGGCGGACGTTAGAGCCGGAAGGAGAGCGACAATGAAACCCAAACTACCCGCCCACTGGTATCGGGTGACAATGCTCCTTGAGGCCAGCGCACGCCTGCCCGAGGAGACGTTCAAGCGCAGGGTGGCCGCCAGGAGCCAATATCGGGCGCTGCTGTGGGGCCTGCAGGCCCTTAACGGCGGCCAGCGCAAGCGGGTGCGGTCGGCCATGGTTGACGGCCCTTTCGAGCAAGTTGATGAGGCCCTGCGCGTGCACGGCCCCACCACCTACTAGGAGGGCACCATGCCGAAGATCAGTTATATCGACCGTGCGTTTGCGCCAGGCACCCAGGCGATCATCGACCGCGCCAACGTGATCCTGGCCGAGTATGAGGCCCAGGGGTTCGACCTCACCCTACGCCAGCTCTTTTACCAGTTCGTGGCCCGTGGCTGGATCGCCAACCGCGAACGGGAGTACAAACGCCTGGGCAGCATCATCAACGATGCCCGCCTGGCCGGCCTGATCGACTGGGATCGGATCAGCGACCGCACGCGCGAACTTGAGGAAAAGCCCTACTGGGCCGGCCCCAGGGACGTGATCGCCAGCGCGGCCCGCCAGTTCCGCACCGACGTGTGGGCCAACCAGCCCTGCCGGCCCGAAGTGTGGATCGAAAAGGACGCCCTCACCGGCGTGATCGCCGGCGTTTGCGAGGAGTTGGCGGTGCCCTATTTCAGCTGTCGCGGCTACGTGTCGCAAAGCTCGATGTGGGCCAACGCCCAACGCCTGGCCGGCTACCACGCCAATGGCCAGGACGCCATAGTGCTGCACCTGGGCGACCACGACCCCAGCGGGATCGACATGACGCGCGACATTCAGGCGCGCCTTGACCTGTTCGTCGGCAACGTGGAGGTGCGGCGCCTGGGCCTGTCGATGGATCAGGTGCGCCAATACGGCCCGCCGCCGAACCCTGCCAAGATCACCGACTCGCGGTTTGCCGGCTACCTGGCCGAATACGGCCGAGAATCCTGGGAACTGGACGCCCTGCAACCGCAGGTGATTGCCGCCCTGATCAGGGACGCCGTGCAGGGCGACCTGATCGATGAGGCGGACTGGCGCCAGGCCCAGGCCGACCAGGAGCGGGGGCGTGGCCTACTGCAGCGCACCGCCCGCCACTGGGGCGACGTGGCCGACCTGATCGACGTGCTGGACGGAGAGGGGGGCCAAGATGGGTGACAACCACCAGCCTGCCAAACTGCCGCCGTTCGATATGGCGGACGCGGCCTGTGGCCAGCTATTCAACGCTGTCAGCGCCGTGCTGCGGCGCGGCGACTGCCGCCTGTACTTCAGCGGCCGCCTCAAGATCGCCGAGGCCTGCTACGGCGTGATCATGCAGGCCGGCGCGGCCGCCAAGGCGGAAGGGAGGGTACGGTATGACCCCCACCAGCCACACGCATAAATGGGTGCCGGCGTCGCCCATCGACCCCGAAGGCGATCCTGGCAACGTGGTGGCCAGGATCGGCCACGACTACGCCAAGACCGAGGGCTGGGCCTGCACCTGCGGGGCCAGCAAGATGATTCTCACCACGAACGGCCACCGGAACAGCTACATCACGCGGGCCAACGGCCGCCTCTGGCGCGGCCGGCGCCGCGTGGCAGGAAGGAGGGGCCATGGGCACAAGCCAACAAAGGGCGCCGCTCGCCGCCTTGCGCGGCGGTAAGGTGTGGCACCTGGTGGTGGTGTGCGACAACAGCGGGGCCTTCAAGACTCTGTGCGGCCACAGCCACCACCGCCGCGAACTGCGGTCGGTCAACCAGGCTGGCCGACTGTCGGAAGTGACCTGCATGCAATGCAGGCGCAGGATCGACGTTTGGAGGATGCAGATGAACCAAACCGCACCGGACGGGATCGCGGCCGCCGAGCGCCGTGCTGGCAGCCACGATCACAGGATCACCCACTGGTATGTGGCCGGCGAACCCGAGGGCTACCGCGCACTCTGTTGCGAGGGCGGCCTGCGCCGGCGCCTGGCCTTGCTCGACCAGGACGACGTAGGCTGCGAAGCCTGCCGGCGCCTGGCCAGCGGCGAGGCCTTGTTCGTGGGCAAGCGCGCCCACGTGGTGGAGGTGGACGGCCGCCACCTACCCCACCAGGCATCGTTGCGGCTGTTCAACCACAGCCCCACAGGGTTCAGCTGGGGCTACGGGGGCAGCGGGCCGGCGCAGCTGGCCCTGGCGCTGCTCATGCACGTGACCAGCGACGGCATAGCCGTGCGCTACCACCAAGACTTCAAATGGGCCTACGTGGCAAAATGGGACGGCGACGGCACCTGGCGGATCACCGCCGGCGAGATCGCCGCCTGGCTGCAGGCCCGCACGGGGAAGGAGGAACCACATGCAGGCGTTAACTAACCCCGACGCCATCGACATCTTGATCCTGCTGGTGTTCGCAATCGCGGGCTGCGGGATCAGCTACCTACTGGGCAAGAACGAAGGCCGTCAGGAGACGGACGAACTGTGGGGCAAGGCCGTGCGCGACATGCAGGATATGGGCGACGGCGTGTGCTCCGTCTGCCACCACCCGATCCATCGCAGTTGCGCGGGCGGGGCCTGGCACCACACCGTGAGGGCCGTCGCCTATGCCGAAAGCGAAGATCACGCCGCCTTGCCCGCTTGACGGCCCATGGCCGTGGCGGCATAATGGGACGCCAGGAGGGTGGGCATGAAACAACCCGTGGCGACCCCTGAAATGCTGCGCGACTTCCGCCGGCGCTGGGGCAAGAGCCAGGCCGTTGTTTCCGACGACCTGGGCCTTGGCCCCAATACCATGAGCCGTTGGGAAAACGGCCTGCAACCGATCCAGCACCCCGAAATGCTGGCCCTGGCCCTGGTGGGCCTGGCGCACCGCTACCGGCAGCGTGACGGGCGGCGTAGGGGGAAAGGCAAGGCCGCATGAAGGCACCGCCCTGGGAGGGTTGCGGAACAGTCCTCGTTATCGGCGACGTATGCGACGACGTGATCATACCGGCAGGGGCCGCCCGCCTATCGCGGGAGGTGCCCCTGCCGGTTTTTGTTTCCGGCAAACACACGCGGTTCCCAGGCTGCGCCGCCTACGTGGCCAACCAGCTGCATGCCCTGGGCGTGCCCAACCACCTGGTGGCGCTGTCTGAAACGTCGAAAAGCCGCTACGTCGTGGACGGACGGCAGGTGTTCCGCGTTGACGATCCCTGGCCCGAACGCTACGCCGGCCTGTGGCCGCAACTGACAGCGCCGGCAGCGGCGGTGTTCGTGGACTACCAGGGGGCACCGCCCACCGTGGCCCTCATGGCCTACCTGCGCGGCCTTGGCTGCCGCCTGGTGGGCGACAGCCGCGTGATCCCCGCCACCGGCTGGGAGGGTTTCGACGTGGTGAAGGTGAGCGGGATCGACCTGGGCCTTGATCTGCTGGCCGAACCCAGCGACGCGGAACTGTTCGCGTTGCAGGCCGGCCTTGGCCTTGACGCCGTGCCCCTGCTGATCACCGGCGGCCCTGCCGGCGCTGTCCTGGTGGTCGATGCGGGTGTGGTGCGCGTGCCGGCCCTGCTGGACAGCCGGCCGATCCTCAACACCAGCGGCGCGGGCGACGTGTTCCTGGCCACCTTTGTGGCCGCTGGCCTGGCCGCCGCCAAGTTGAGCCGGCAGGACGCGCTGCACCTGGCCGCCTGGGCGGCTGGCCTGCGCATCCGCAAGCCTGAATTCGGGGCCACGGTGCCCTGGGAGGAGATCGATGTCGCTGGTGGTTAGCCTGGCAGAACTGGCCCAGGACGTGGTGAAGGCGCGCCTGCACACCAAGCCCACCATCGGGATCACGAACGGGTGCTACGATCTGCTGCACCCTGGCCACGTGGCCATGCTTGAGCAGGCGGCGTCGCTCTGCGACCTGCTGGTGGTGGGTGTCGATACAGACGCCCGTGTGGCCGTGCTCAAAGGCGAAGGCCGGCCGTTCCTGCCCTGGGCTGATCGGTGCTCCATCATCGAGGGCCTGCGCGCCGTGTGGCGCATTGTCGGGCTTGACACGGCGGATTCGCTTTGCGACGTGATGCGCAGGATCAGGCCGGATCGCTACTTCTGCCGCGCCGACGAGGCGGTGCCCGAGACGGCCGAGGCGGTGCGGCTGCACATCTACACCATGGCCCTGGGCCGGCACGGCCCCTGGTCGTCCACCAGCCTGGCCAACCACGTTGCTGATCGGGTGGAGTATGCCCACGCTCAAGAAGCCCCTTGAGATTCGCTACGTCGACCCCGCCAGCCTGAAACCGGCCGCACGCAACCCGCGCATTATGCCGCCGGCGGAAATGGAGGCGCTGCAGCGCGCCCTCGACAGGTGGGGCTTTGTTGACCCCATCGTGGTGCGCGCCCAGGACAAGCGCATCATCGGCGGGCACCAGCGGGTGGAAGCCGCCGTGGCCATGGGCATGACGGAGATCCCCGTGGTGTACGTCAACGTCAGCAAGGTTGACGCCATGGTGCTGAACGAAGCCCTCAACCGGATCACCGGCCGCTGGAACGAAGCCGAGTTGGCGCTGCACCAGGAGGAAATCCGCCTGGCCGGCGGCGACCTAAGCCTTACCGGCTTCACCGACGACGAGATCGCCCTGCTGGCCGGCACGGGGCACATGACGGCAAGCGAGGGCCGGCGAAAGCTAACCGAGCGGTTCATTGTGCCGCCCTTCTCGGTTCTGGACGCGCGCCAAGGCTACTGGCAGGATCGCAAGCGGGCCTGGTTGGCCCTGGGCGTGGCGCCGCAAGAAGGCCGCGCCAGCGACCTTGTTGGCTTTGGCGGCGCCGCCAGTCGCCGGCAGGCTGGATCAAATCCCAAACTGCGGAAACCATTTGACCCTGCCGCTGGCCGGCGCGGCGATATGATCAGCAAGTCGGTGGATCGCGCCAACTGGGGCAGCTACCAGCCAGGCGACACGGGCTGGACGGGCAGCGGCAGCAGCATCTTTGACCCCGTGCTGGCCGAGTTGGCCTGCCGGTGGTTCTGTCCACCTGGTGGCGCCGTGCTCGATCCCTTCGCCGGCGAAAGCACCAAGGGGATCGTGGCCGAATACCTGGGCTATCAGTACACCGGCATCGAGATCAGGCCCGAGCAGGTAGAGGCGAACGTTGCCCAGGCCGACGCCCTGCACCTGGTGCCCCAGTGGATATTCGGCGACGCCGAGCAGCTGGACGGGCTGCTGCCCGCCGGCGCGCAGTACGACCTGATTTTCACCAGCCCGCCCTACTACGATCTGGAAATCTACAGCCAGGCGGACGCCAGCGCCCTCCCCACCTACCCCGAGTTCATGGCCTTCTACTGGCGCGTCTTCGCCCAGGCGGTGGCGCGGCTGCGCGATAACCGCTTCGTCGTCGTCAAGGTGGGCGAGATACGCGACAAGGCCGGCGCCTACCGCAACTTCGTGGGCGACAACATGGCCGGTTTCGTCGCCCTGGGCCTGCACTACTACAACGAGGCCACCTTCATCACGCCCGTGGGCAGCCTGCCGATCCGCGTGAGCAGCCAGTTCACCCACCACCGCAAGCTGGGCAAGGGCCACCAAAACGTGCTGGTGTTCTTCAAGGGCGAACTGCAGGCGATACCGGCCAACTTCCCCGACACCATTGAGGCAGGCGACGTGGAGGCGCAAGGTGATGCAGGCGGAACCGCTGCCTATCCCCCGCCGTAAGGAAATCCGCAGCGCGATCATTGGCCGGCACGTCGTCAGCGGCGGCTATCGCGGCGCCGTCATTTTCAGCTGCGGCAACGCGGCCCGCGCCCTGCGGTCGTGGGTGGGCCTCAACGGCGGCCTCTATGTGATCGAGGTGTCGCCTGGCGGCCCGCTGCAGCCAGGCAAGTGGTGGACGCTAGAGGAAATTCATCGCGCCTGGCCCGACCTGTTTGACGCCACGCCTGGCCACCTGCCCCTGCCCCTTATGGCCCAGCTGGCCACGGCGCTGCGGGAGGAAGTGGGCGATCTCGGCCAAGGCCCCTACATGGTGCCCACGGGCAGCGGCGAAACGCTGCTGGCCCTGCGCTGGGCCTATCCGCGGACTGAATTCGTGGCCGTCTACGATTGCGGCGTGGGCACGGAGTACGAGGAGGAAGCGCCGCTCAACCGGCTGGTGGCAGCCGGCGGCAACATTATGCGGCAGGCTGGCCAATAAGGCGGCGTTCTGCTCGGTCGGCGTGGCGCGCGCACAGCATGCGGTTCCCCACCTTACGAACCCCAGGCAACGGGCACGGGCAACCGTCCGCCCTCATGGTGTCGCAACACGCTCGATAACGGGGCCAGCCGCGCCCATGGCCCACGGGCCGGTCGGGTACAAAGCCCGCGATGTCGTCGTTGTCCGCTATGCAGTCAGCGAAGGGGCAGGTGAAGCAATCGCCGTGGTGGCGACACCCGCTTAGGGCTTTTTTGTGCCGTAGTACCACGCGATCCTGGCCATAAGGAACATCGTCACGGCGTAGATTTCGAGGCAAATCAGTGGCACCATCTCAAGCTGCTGGCGGCGGCTCAAACGTCTGCAACGGCCGGCGGCCCGTGCGCGTCACTTCCATGATCCGCCACGAGCCACGCACCTGGGCGGCCCCGTACTCGCAAGCCGCCTCGGGCGTCGGGAAGCGTTTTTGGGCATCCAGCCACGCGCGATCCCGCGCCGACCAAAATTGCACCTTGTAGTAGGGAAAATAATCGGGTGCCCGCCGCCGGTTGATCACCTTGATTCGCATGCGACAAGGATAACCGCTGCGGGGGGCAATGGCAAGCCCCTGGGGCCGCTTACTTAACAAGTGCCACCCTGCAATAACTGGCCGGTCAAGCATCCGCAGATTCAACGGTTCCGCTTTTTCGATCTCATATGAGGCGGCGAAAACGGAACCGGCCAATCCCCCGCGCCAGGTTCGCGGCCCCTAGACTGAGGCTTGCCAGGGTGTAAAATGTGCGCCAATGGCGTCCATCGTTCGCAAACCTGCTGAAGACATCGCCCAGCGCCGGCGGCACGTGCGCCAGCTTGACCTGATGGGCTACACGCCCTCGGGCATCCTTGAACGGATCAAGGCTGAACTGCCGCAGCTGGTTGCTGATCAGAAGGCCCCCTACCAGGCGATCCTTGACGACCTGGTTGCGATCCACAAAGCCGACCAGACCGAGGTGCGCGAAGTGCTGGGCCTGCCGGTGCTGACCCAGTACGTGGGCATGAAGCGCGAGATACTGCGCCAGGCCATGATCGACCACCAGAACACCGGCCTCACCGCCCAGGCCCGCATGCGGGCGCTGATGATCGCCAGCGACGCCACCGACGACATCGCCCGCGCCCTGGGCGTGCGGGTTGATTCGCCGCCCTTCTTCGTCAACATGCAGCAGGCCATGCTGGACGGCGGCCAGCCCGAGATCGCCGGCCTGCTGACGCCAGGTGGGCCACCAGCTGGCGCAGGCCCAGGCGGCCAGGTTGACGCCCTTACCTTTGCCACCGATCCCGCCTTCTGCGGCCTGGGCAACATCACGCGCATGTTCCCAATGCAGGAGGCCGTCCTGGTCGAGTTCATGAACCCGACCAACGGCTACCGCACGCTGATCCTGGTGTGCGGCATGCGCAGCGGCAAGGGCGTGATCGGCAGCGTGGTGGTGTGGTATGCGGTCTATCAGCTGCTTGCCCTGGCCGATCCCCAGGCGTACTACGGCCTGGCGCCTAACCAGGAGATCCAGATCGTCAACCTGGCCCCCAGCGAGCGCCAGGCCCGCAACAACGTGTTCAAGCATATCAAGGATCGCCTCGATACCGGCGGTGATTGGTTCGCCCAGCTGCGCCCCCAGGCCGAAATCAGCGGGCTGGAAATCCGCCTGCCAAAGAACATCGTGATCCGCTGCGGCCACAGCAGGGCCACCAGCCAGGTGGGCGCCACCAGCTTTATGGTGATCCTGGACGAACTGGCGCGGTTCAAGGACACCGAGGGCCGCGATAATGCGGACATGGTGTATGACCAAATGAGCGCCACCACCGCCACCTTCAAGGACGCGGGCCGCGTGCTGGTGCTGTCCAGCCCCGAATGGGAACGCGACAAGGCCATGCGGCTGCTGGAAGACGCGCTCAAGGTTGACGACGAAGGCCGGCAAAAGCACCCGCGCATGTTCGGGCTGCAGCTGGCCAGCTGGGAAGCCAACCGCAACTTCACCCAGGATCAACTGTGGGAGATGTTCGACGGCGAGGGCAACCCGCGCGCCTTCTGGCGCGACTTCGGCGCGCGCCCGCCAAAGGCGCAGGAAGGCTACTACCCCGATCCCGACCGCTGGGATCGCCAGGCCGACCCCGAGCGCCAGCACCCTTACGACGCCAACATGCAGCTGGCCAATTGGTTCCGGCCCTGCTGCCCGAGCAAGCGGT